GCTAGACGAGTAGCTTAACTAGGTATGATTAAAGGCGAACGAAGATTAATTAGAAGCATCATTGCATCACCTTCTATTCGGCTCGATGATTACACATAAGTGAATAGCTAGCGGGAACTAGGTCAGGTTAGAGACGCAAGACAGGCTTCGCGACTCGGGCTACCGACGGGTATGAGGTTCGAATCCTCACTAGTTACAAATAGTACAGTATCACGGGTTGCAGAGTAATTTACTGCATGCACGGTGGAAGTCCGATTGTTGAAGCGGTGAGGGATCGTTATGAACTCGTGGAAACAGAGATAACTGTATTTATAAGCAGTAGTAAGTATAAGTCAGGGTACATACCGGTAAATGACGTGCATCTTATTACTGCTTTATGGGCGTGAAATGGTTAGACTACAAAATAGGTGGGCGAATGCTGTAAAGATACCGCGAGGAGCGGTACCTAAATTGTAGTAACGCAGGTTCGATTCCTGCCACGTCCACTAATTTTAAATATAAACTATGAACAGAAGAAAAGCGATTGCGCTAGCGTGCGTATTATTTATTGGCGGCTATATGGTCGGTGATAGAAATGGCAAACAAAAGAAAGTAAATGAAATCAAGCAAACAATGACAGAGCTAGAAATGGACTGGTATCATTGGCAAGATGTAGAAGCTATTATCGAAGACGAAGGCATTAATGGCTACTAATTTACAAACAAAATACGAACACTAACAGATAATAAAATAAAACAATTATGCAAAACAGACTAAATTTATGGCAAAGGCTAAAGCCTGAGTACAAAAAAACCCTCAAAGAAACTAACAAAAAGTATTCTTACAAAATGGCTAGTATTAAAAAAGAGCTTAAAGACACATACTGGTTTACAGAAGTAAGATATGGCGTGGCTTTTGATATAATGATACCTAACGAGCTAGACTTTCTTGGCGATGCTTTTAACCCTAACAACAATGAGTGATACAATAAAAAAATGGCATGAAATGCAAGAAGAAGAAAAATATAAAAATGATATAAAAATGAAAAATAAAAAAATAATTACAGACAATTTAATAGAAAAAAGACTAAAAGAAAAAGGCCTGTCAATGTACGAGCCTGTAGATGACTCTCTACCTTTTATTAAAGATTATTATAATGTAGAAATAACAGACCAATGGGGCAAGACGCCTGATTTTTCTATATATCCAGAAAGCACATCTGACGGTTATGAAGTATGGGTTGCTACAAATGGCGATGGTAGAAATATATGTATAAATGAAGACGTATATTACTACGAATCAGACCTAGGTGATGTTTTATATCAAGCTATATCAGATGGATACAGTGAGCTTATATATGTAGACGATATGGAAAGTAGCTATTTTGAAGATGGTATAATGCAAGCTTGGGAAGATCTTATCAAAGACAAAATCGAAGAGGTTGAAAACGAACTAATAGAGGAAGGTTATGAACTTGAAACAGTTGAATAATGAGTACTAGAAGCTTAACAATGGTAGTGCCTAGAGATATTTCATCTAAGTACGTTGATGGCTTTGCAATTAATCCATCTGAAATAGCTGACAATAGCTATGTAAACATGTATATACATCATGACGGTTATCCTGAGTGGCAAGGTTATATGCTTGCTAAATGGGTACAATACATGCAGGAGTTTAAAGGTTTTACTAAATTTGGCGACCCATCAAGAGTAGCAGCACATATGGTAAAAGATTTTCACTATAATTCTCAGTACTTGTATCCAAGCGTTGAAAGTATAGACCACCAGTATACTTATATATTGTGGACTGGCAAGTCTGACGTGTGGATTAGTTGCTATGACCAATATAATAGTAAAAATGTTTTTGTATTACCCATACATAAAATTATAGAAAAATATTATGATGAAACATTAGACTATAGCGGTTCTCCGTGGATAAACTTAGCAGACACAAATCCATTAAATACTTAATATGACAGAAAAAGAAATAGAATTAATATCGCAGCGCGTTGCTGAGTTAGTTATAACAGAGCTAATGTATCATACAGATACTTTTGTAGCTCCATCAACAGCAAATACTTATTTAGCTGAAGAAGACTTGCTCACTGAACTAGCTCAAGCAATGACTGCTTTAGACTATAATCTTCAAAAAGAAAATTATGAAAAATGCAAGGAATTGCAAGAAAAAATAAAGAAAATTGAAAATAAACTTAAAAACTATAAATAAATGATAAAACCAATGCTCGCATACAAAGTAGGCACTAAAGATGTCGACTGGTCCGAGAAAGTGTTTATGCAACCAAAGCTAGACGGTGTAAGGTGCTTGATACAACTCGACGAAACAGGAAAAGTAATAGCTTATTCACGTACAGGAAAACCATGGCTTAACATAAGGCACATACTAAAAGACCTAAAACCTTGGTTCGACATGCACCCTGACATGATACTTGACGGTGAATTGTACAACCATGATCTACGTGATGACTTCGAACAGATTATATCTCTAGTTAGAACTCAAAAACCAACTAGTTATATGCGTTCTAAAGCTAAAAAACTAGTACAATTTCATTGTTATGACTACGCACACGGTAATGAGCCATATGCACGTAGAATGTCTAACTTAAGTATAAGTGACTTTTATTCTTATTGTGTAAAATATGTTCCAACTTGGCAAGTTACATCTAATGGTCACGCCAACATGAAGCATAAAAGCTTCTTAGAAAAAGGCTACGAAGGCTCTATATTACGTCTAAATGCTCCGTATCAATGCAAGAGATCTTACAACCTGCAAAAGTTTAAAGACTTTCATGACGCAGAAGCTGTTATTGTAGGTTACGAAGCAGGTAAAGGCAAACGTAAAGGCACACTAGGTAAGTTCTTAATGCAAGACGAAGAAGGTGTAGAGTTCGGTTGTCCTCCAGGCAAAGGCTTTACTTACAAAGATCTAGCTAAAATTCAAGATAATATTCACGACTATATAGGTGAAGTTGCTACTTTCACGTACTTCGAACGTACTAAATCAGGCAACTACAGACACCCTATGTTTAAATGTTTACGTAACTATGAGTAAGTTAATATATCAACTATACAATGACAATATGATAAGCGAAGAAGTAGTACACTTATTATTAGATGCACATTATAATAGAATAAGTAAAAAAAGATACTAATGAATATATTTTATTTAGATTCAGACCCTGTAAAAGCTGCACAGATACAATATAATAAGCACGTGGTTAAAATGATCTTAGAATCAGCCCAAATGCTTTGCACTGCGCATCATCATTATGCAGACAAACATGAGTATGACAATAGTTATATACCTTACGCAAAAGCACACTACAATCATCCATCAACTATATGGTGTAGACAAAATAGTAGACAATACTATTGGTTGTTTCATCATATGTTGGCTTTAGGTAATGAATATACTAAACGTTATAAGAAAAAACATTTAAGTATAACTAAATGCTTTGATGCTTTAAAAAACTGTCCCGTAGGTATACCATTAGGTGGAGAGTTCAATGAACCTCCTCAATGTATGCCAGAACATTATAAGGTTCCAGGTTGTAGCATTACAGCTTACTGGAATTATTATGAGCAGGAAAAATATACAATAGCCACAAAAGACGAACAATTAATATTTAGACCAGATGACAAGAAGAAAATTATACAAACATATGGAATCAAATGATTCCTTCGGAATTAAAACTAAAATTAAAAATTTTACAAAACCAAGGGTGACAAAAGCCCGTAAAGGTATTAAAGTAAGCAGCTAATGTCACATGACAGAAACATAAAATGGTTGAATGATCGTAGAGTAAACTATAGGAGAGATCCTATTAGTGATAAACCTACGATCGAAACCTCATTGTATAGTTACTATGAAGATGGTACATACGAATGTTATCACTTGTTTCGTAGCAAAGCAAAGATAACAACGTACAGATCTTTAAAGTGGCACTTTTATGTTTTATATTTTCTTAATCAAGACAGCGGTTTACTGCCTTCAAACGTTTATGAGTTTATAGCAGACAAAGAAAACGGCTTTGTAACATTTTTTATTAGCGATAAAAAACTACAAGATATGATAGACGATGTCTTTGAGAACGGCGGTGAACCACCTGTAAATAAAAAGCGTAAAATAATATTTAAAGACTATAGCGGTTTAACTTCTAACGAAAAGATGAGTATTGTCGGCAAGCTTGTTGGCAGATCTAGTCGTGTAGACGGCGAATCAATTTATCAATGCATGCTTGATCTAAATGACACAGGTAAAACAATAACATGGAGTAAAATAGCTAGTTTATTAAATTGCTCTACTAGAACTATACAACGCAATCTAAATGATTGCTTGAGAAAAGAAAAAGCAATATTAAATGAAGAAATATGATTAAAGATTTTAACGAATGGATGGCAAGTATAGGTAATATATACTACGCTGATAACAAACTAATGTCACAGGCATTTGAAAAGCTAGAAGAATATGAAAAAATATAATATACAAAACTACATAAGATACAAAAACGACGTAAAGACTTCTATAGCAAACATGGAAGGTTTAATGTGGGACGAATACAGTAGAGATCAACTCATTGTTAAGTTCATGCCTCTTGTAGAAAACCTAGCGCGTAAGTTTTCAACTACACAGCAAGCTTCAGGTGTTTTAAGTATTAACGACTTGTTGCAAATAGGTAATGAAGGTTTAGTTAAAGCTGTAGACAAGCTTGACTGGGAAATGCTAAATGAATCAGAAGACATAGAGAAAACATTAAAATCGTTTTTTAGTAAAAGAATTAAAGGTAACATTAGACGTAGAATTGATATGGCTCGTGGCGATATGCGTATACCAGAACATAAGCTAAATGAAATACGTAAAAACCCTAAAGATAAAAAAATGGTTGAATTGTTTTTCAACTCTGTATTCTTAAGTATTGACGCTCAAGTTACAAACGATGACGAAGAGAATATGATATATCAAATAGCAGATAAATCAGAACCTTACAACATACAAATACTTAATGTTTATTTAAAAGGTTTAATGAAAAAACATTTAAACCATAATGAATACGAAGCGTTAAGATTAAGCTACGGTTTAGACTGTAATAAGCATTCTGCAAAAGAAATAGCTGACCATTTAAAAATAAACGGTGTAAGTGCTTATGTGCGTGTTTCAGAGCTAAAAAAGCAAGCTGTACAAAAACTAATAGACAACGTAGATCACTCGCAAGTGCTTGATATAGTGTAAGTTAAGCGAAGTGAAAAATGTAAACAAACAATTAAACATGTAATTATAATAATAAGCAATTTAAACACAAACGAATGACTATAAACGAAAAATTAGCGACAATCCAAACAAAGTTTAAATCGAAGAAAAGTAGATTTAACTCCTTCGGCAAGTATAACTTCAGATCAGCCGAAGACATTCTCGAAGCAACAAAACCCTTTCTATTAGAGTTAGGAGTATCAGTCACAATCAATGAAAAGCTTGATGATATAGTAGGTCTACCTATTATGACATCAACAGCTACTATAACAGATGGTAAAGATTTTATGGAAGCTACAGCTATAGTTGGTGTAGACTTAAATCAAAAAGGTATGAATACACCTCAGCAATTTGGTTCAGCATCTTCATATGCTAAAAAATATGCATTAGGTAATTTATTTCTAATTGATGACACAGCTGACAGTGATGCAACAAATGATCATGGCAAAAAGAAATTTGTGCCAAAAACAAACAAACCAACTTTAACCTCTAAAAAAGATCCAGCTTACGACAAAGCGGTTCAATACGTAGCAGCAGGTGGTAAAGTATCGGCTATAAAAGCCAAGTATGCTCTTTCTCAAGAAGTAGAAGGCGCGTTAAACACACTATAATATGAATAAAGAAAAAGCAATTGAAAAGTTACGAGATGACGAAAATTACTACGGATCTTTCGGTAAGAAATATTTAAGTAATTCAGACATTAGTACCTTGCTTACAAACCCTTTGGCTTTAGGAAAGCAGCAAGCACCGCGACCTGCTTTTCTAGTTGGCGGATATTTTCATACAGCTATATTAGAGCCAGAAAAGCTCAATAAGTTTAAGATAATAGAAGCATCAACTAGAAATACTAAAGCATACAAAGAGATATCAGGTGGTGAACTATGCTTATTGCAACACGAGGTTGATACAATAGAGTTGATGACAGAAAAAATGTTAGCTAACGATATATGTAAAGGCTTGATACGTGATACAAATACAGAATACGAAACACCTGGTATAACAGAGCTTGAAGGTCAGTTATGGAAAGGTAAAGCAGATATAATAAACCATAATGAAAAGCTGATCATTGATTTGAAGACGACAGCGGATCTTAATAAGTTTAGATATTCAGCATCCAAGTACAACTACGATAGTCAAGCTTATATTTATAGTAAACTATTTGGTTATGAAATGATTTTTATTGTTATAGATAAAACTACACATCAAATAGGTATATTTGACTGCTCACCAGAATTTTACGAACGTGGTAAGGACAAGGTCGAAAGAGCGGTGCAGGCTTATGAGTTATTTTATAAGTCTGAAGGCTTTGATCCTGCACAATATTTTATTAACAAAACCCTTTAATTATGGCAAGAACCAGAAAAAACCAAACAAAAATTTGTACAGTAACAGGAATTGAAACTAGTGTAAATAACTTTTACACAGGACAAAACCATGTTAAAGCAGTAGATAACATGCGTAGAAATACAAATGCTACTAAAGATCAAATGCAAAGAATGTTTAATCAAATAAATAATTACGTATAATATGGCTAGTATAATTAAATGTAGTATAAACCTTACTAACATAGATAAATCAAAAGTTATCGATGGTAAAAAAGGTAAGTACTTGCCAATTACTATAACGTTAAATGATGAGCCGGATCAATTCGGTAATCAAGGACCTGTAGTGATTGCACAGACAAAAGAAGAACGCGAAGCTAAAGTAGCTAAAACGTACTTAGGTAATGTTCAAGTCGTATGGACTAACGGTGACAATGTTGCTGCTGCTCCAAGGCAAGATCAACCACAAGCAGCGCCGGCTGCAGCACCGGCAGATGATTTACCATTTTAAATTAAATTAAATGCAGACAACAGAGATCAATGGATTCTTGATTGACGAGTTCAATCAATATAGGCTTGAAGAGGGAAAAAAGCAGGGTGTATGTCCTCTTTGTTCTCACGATAGAAAACCCAAGAATCAAAAGGCAAAATGCGCGTCTTATGATTGGGAACGTGGTCTCGGCACTTGTCACAATTGCAATACATCATTTCAGTTACATACTTATCAACGTAAAGGAGCTAGTGAAAAAGAATATGTAAGACCACAGGGTCCACCTAATTCTAAAGAACATCCTGAGTTTTTAAGTGACAAAGTAATTGAATGGTTTAAAGCAAGAGGTATAGGAACTCAGACCCTTCAAGACTTAGAAGTCAGCGAGGGTCTTGAGTATATGCCACAAACCGGTAAGTCCGAGAATACTATAAAGTTTAATTATTTCATGGGCGATCAACTTATTAATGTTAAGTATCGCGACGGAAGAAAGAACTTTAAATTATATAAAGGTGCTGAAAAAGTATTTTATAATATAAATAGTATTGTAGGTTATGAGTATTGTATTATAACTGAAGGTGAAATGGATGTGCTAGCGTTACATGAGGCTGGTATGCCTAACAGTATATCAGTGCCTAACGGTGCTACATTAAATTCTAACAACTTAGATTATCTTGATAATTGTATTGATTATTTTGAAGATAAACAAAAAGTAATATTAGCTGTTGACTCAGATGAAGCAGGGCAAGCATTACAATCAGAATTAGTCCGTAGACTTGGAGCTGAAGTTTGTTATCTAGCATCGTTTGATGATTGTAAAGACGCTAATGAATACCTTTTAAAATATGGAAAACAAAAACTGGCAGAGCGTATTTCTCAATCACGACCAGTACCGCTTGAGAACGTCACAACCTTTAAAGACATCGAAGACGAAGTTACAGACTTTGTTCGCAACGGTTTTAAGAAAGGATATCAAGTTGGTTTGGAAAACTTTGATGATATATTTAGCACGTACACCGGTCAGTTTATTACTGTTACTGGTATACCTAGTAGTGGTAAGTCTGATTTTGTTGACCAGATGGTTGTAGGTTACAACCGTAACTATGGCTGGAAAACAGCTTTTGCATCACCAGAAAATGCGCCTACATATTTACACGCACATAAGTTAATGCGTAAGACTTGGGAAGGTATGCCAACATCCGCTGATATACACAGCGATAAATGGAACCAAATAGCAGATCATTGTAACACTAATTATTTTCATATTGATATGGAGCGTTATACATTAGAGTCTGTGCTTAGAAAAGGCGCAGAGCTTGTTAAGCGTAAAGGTATTAAATGTTTGGTTATAGATCCATTTAATAAGATTAGAGACATTGATTGTAAGACAGAAGATGTTAATCGCTATACGATGGAGTACTTAACTAAGATTGAAGTCTTTGCTAAAAAGTATGATGTACTAGTGTTTATAGTAGCTCACCCTACTAAGATGTATAAGACGCAAGATGGCAAGATTGAAGAGCCTACGATGTATAATATAAAAGGTGGTGGTGAATGGTATGATGCTAGTTATCATGGTATATTAGTTCATAGAGATTATGAAGCTAAAACAGTTAAGGCTAAAGTATTAAAAGTTAAGTTTCAAAACCTCGGTGAAAACGGAGCTGAAGCACACTTTAAATGGGAACCAAAGTCTGGTTGTTTTATACCACACGAACCTATATCAAACAATGACCCAATGCCATGGGAGTAAAAAAGAAATCAGTAGGATATCAATATAGTCCTGATGAGTTCAAAGCATATCAATGGTGTATAAATAATGGAATTTATATATCTCCATTTTGCAAAGAAAATTTTATATCATGGCATATAGACATAGAAATAAATAAAAAAATAAATAGATCACCTCAAGTTTTTGATACAAGAGAACTATGGGAGACAATATTTAAATACTATAAATATTATTATGATAAACAGCACAAAAAACGCAAATGAAGCTTATGAAGCATTGTTGGATCAAGTCATTTTACATGGCGTAGATTTTGATAATACTAAAGCTTTGTTTAACTGTGGTTTTTACATACAAAACCCACAAGACAATCATATTACAAATAAACAACGTAACTGGAGCTTAGAATATGCTGAGGCTGAATGGCAATGGTATTTATCTGGAGATTCTAACATTGCTAAACTAGGTGAGCTATATGGTAAAATACCACCTATATGGAAACGTATGGCTGATAGTTACGGTTATGTTAATTCTAATTATGGTTGGCAGTGGCAACGAAAAGATCAATTAGATTATGTTGTTGCTAAATTAAAAGACAACCCTAACACACGGCACGCTGCAATAAGTATATATGATTGCAAAGAACATAATACTTATTCAAAAGATACTCCGTGTACATATGCAGTTCAATTTACAATTATAAACAATAAGCTTTGTATGTCTGTCTATATGCGTTCTAATGACATCTGGTACGGTTTCTGTAATGATCAGTATCAGTTTTCATCATTGCAAAAAATGATCGCAGAGAGATTAAATATTGAAATTGGTTGGTATTACCACCATGCTCACAACATGCATTTGTATAACGATAAACTTTAAAAATTATGTATTATTTATACCACATACCAGGTAAAAAGATCGGTGTTACACGTAATCTTAATACACGGGTTACCCTTATGCAAGGTTATAAGGAGAATGAGTATGAAGTTCTTGAACAGTCAGACGATATAGATTATATATCAGACCGTGAAATAGAACTTCAAAAGTCTTACGGCTATAAAGTCGACAGAAAATTATATAAAAACTTATTTAATAAAATGAAAATAAACGCAACACAACAAACCTCAACTTTTCCAGTACCAGTTAATAAATTAAAAGGTAGATTAAGGGATAACATAGGTTTAAAATGGCAAACTGATTTTGGCCAGTTCGAAATTACAGAACAAAACGTTTTGTGGATAATGGCTAACGTTAAAGAGTCAATGTATAACGCTAAGAGATGTTATATATATAACAAAGCTTTTTATGAAGCGTTTTTTAATCCTCATCATACACCAAGTTCTTCGGCAGAAAGATTTGATTTAATACGTGATTGGGCAGCTAAAAGAGGTATATACCAAACAGGCAACTCACATACTCAGTACGTCAAGCTTATGGAAGAGGCTGGCGAGCTTGCTCAAGCATTGCTTAAAAAAGACAAGCCTGAAATACAAGACGCTATAGGTGATATGGTTGTTGTATTGACTAACTTAGCTTATCAAGAGGGTTTTGAAATTGAAGACTGTATTGATGCTGCTTACACTGAGATAGCTGCTAGAACAGGTAAAATGATTAACGGAACATTCGTAAAAGATGCAAATTAAAACACAAGACAAGATAGTACAAAACGTACTAAGGAAGATGGACGAACGTAGCTTGATAGGTCAAAAGAAATATGGAGCTACAATGATGCAAGAGATCGAAGGTCAGAAAAAAGATCTAGGTAGATTCATTGTTGATGTACAGGAAGAGCTTATGGATGCTATATTGTATCTTGAATCAGCAAGACATTGTTTACGTGATGAAATTGAAGAAGCTTTATTACATCAAAAATGGGAAGACAACGAGGGTATTAACAATATAGATGTTTATGGGGAAGAAATCTTTTAAACGCAAAAAAGGTCCAGTACAGTCGAAGAAGATCTCATATGATGGGATCAACTTCGCGTCTGGTCTTGAGCGTTATATGTATATGGCCTTACGTAAAGCTAAAATAACTGCTTTATATGAAGGTCAAACATTTGAGTTATCAGAGTCTTTTGACTTCCCATTTGAATCATACGAAAGGTGTGGCAATGGCAAAGGGGACTACAAAAACAGAGGTAACAAAAAAATACTTAATATAAAATATACACCAGACTTTGTAGGTAAGGGTTTTATAATTGAAACTAAAGGTAGAGCAAACGAATCATTTCCATTACGTTGGAAATTATTTAAAAAACTAATTACTGAAAGACGATTAGGGCCACTTACATTATATAAACCACAAAATCATAAGGAATGCGACGAGACAGTAAGGTTAATCCTTTCGAAGCTAAAAGATTAGCTAGAAAAAAGTATGCTGAACGGCAAATAGATAAATGGTGGAAGTGGAGCTGGGAAGTTAGAAACAAAGTTAAATTTAAAGAATTAGTAGAAATACAAGATAAATATGGAATCAAAACAGAGTAAAAACTGGAGTTTATCAGTAGGCACATATCCAGGTGTATTACTAGGAGCAAGAACTTACGATGAACGAGATCAAATAACGCATGTATTATATATACCTTTTATTGATATAGCATTAGAAATTTTTAAATAAATGGGATTATTCGATGAGCGCATAGCGTACAAACCATTTGATTATCCTGAATACTACAACGAAGGTTGGTTAAAACAAGCTCAAGCATTTTGGTTACATACTGAAATCTCAATGCAGAGCGATATAAAAGATTGGAATGAAAGACTTAACGAAAAAGAAAAACACCTTGTCGGGAACATACTTCTTGGATTTGCGCAAACGGAATGCGCGGTATCAGACTATTGGACCCAAAACGTCGTATCGTGGTTTCCTAAACACGAAATAAGACAAATGGCTATGATGTTTGGCTCACAGGAAACTGTGCATGCTGTGGCATACAGCTATTTAAATGAAACTTTAAAGCTAGAAGATTATGAAGCATTTTTACACGAACCAGCGACGTCTGCTAGATTTGATAATTTGGTTGCTTACGACGGTAATGATCATGTGGGTATTGCGAAAAGCTTGGCTGTATTTTCAGCCTTCGCTGAAGGAGTTAGTTTGTATAGTGCTTTTGCAGTGCTTTATAGTTTTCAGCTTCGAAATTTACTCAAGGGTATCGGGCAACAAATGAAATGGTCAGTAAGAGACGAATCATTGCACAGTAAAATGGGTTGCAAGCTATACCGTGATATGTGCAGTGAAAACGATCAATTACTTCACTTATGTAGACAAGATATAATTAAAGCCGCTGAGACTATGGTCAAGCTTGAAAGTAATTATATTGACAAAATGTTTGAAGCTGGAGATATTGAAGGTATATCAGCTAATGATTTAAAACAATTTATAAAAAAGAGAGCAAATGAAAAACTTGTGGAACTTGGTTATGTTGACCTTGGATCGTATTTCGCGTATGACAGTAAAGCAGCGAGTAATCTTGATTGGTTCTATCATCTTACCGGCGGGGTCACTCATACTGATTTTTTCGCGATTAGGCCAACGGATTATTCAAAAGCTGGCGAAGGAGAAGACTTCGAAGATATATGGTAAAATAAATATAACCGAGCAAGATATATACAACGACCTTAACTGGACAGGTGTAAGAAACTTTGTAAAAAAAGAAAAATTAAAATGAAAGAAAACACACTAATAGAAATGAAAAACAAAGTTGATGCAATGGCTAGAGTCATGCAGCAGCTTATAACCGAAATACAATTTACTAGAGAAGTAGCTGTAGGTTCTTTAGAAACAATTAAAAAAATGCCAGGATATGACGAAGCGTTGGAGCAACTTAAAAATGAAGTTACTGAAAAACCTAGTGAGGCAGAAGAGGCTAAGTCCTTGGAAGCGGTTAGCGACTAGGGCAGGATACATGGGTGCAGGCTTTTTGATTGCAGCACAATGGACATTAGAACCTAGGCTTTATATCCTAGGTTTTATTTGTGTCATGATACAAACAGCCTCAAGAAAACAATGGAATTTAGTAGCTTTAAACCTTAACGGTTTAATAGCTTGGATAAAACATCTTATAGTATAAATATGTGGAATAATGAATGGAAAAAAGGAGAAGATTACCCTAAGTGGGGTGATACAGAAGTATACAAAAAAACAATATCTGGTGGATACTTATTACAAGATGAGACTCCTCGTGATGCTTACATGCGTGTTGCTAAAACTGTGGCTAGACGATTATATAAGCCCGAAATGGCAGAAACGTTTTTTGATTACATTTGGAACGGCTGGCTTTGTTTGGCTAGTCCTGTGTTATCCAATACAGGTACTGATCGCGGTTTACCTATCAGCTGTTTTGGTATCGATGTTGCTGATTCTATACAGGATATTGGTCAAAAAAACTTAGAGATGATGCTACTCGCTAAGCACGGCGGTGGAGTTGGTATCGGTATAAATCAAATAAGACCCGCCGGCGCTAAAATAACAGGTAATGGAACAAGTGATGGAGTTGTGCCGTTTTGTAAAATATACGATTCAACTATACTTGCCACTAATCAAGGATCTGTCCGACGAGGAGCAGCATCGGTTAATATCAATATTGATCATGCCGATTTCGAAGAGTGGCTTGAAATACGTGAACCCAAAGGAGACGTCAATCGTCAATCGCTCAACTTGCACCAGTGTGCTATTGTCGGCGATAAATTCATGCGAAGACTTGAAGCTGGAGATAAACAAGCAAGAAAACGTTGGGGAAAACTTCTTCAAAAACGTAAAGCTACTGGAGAACCTTATATCTTATTTAAAGGGAACACAAATAAAAATAACCCTAAAGCGTACAAAGACAACGGTCTCAAGGTACACATGACAAACATATGCTCAGAGATTACATTGCACACAGATGAAAATCACAGCTTTGTATGTTGTTTATCATCATTAAATCTAGCAAAATATGAAGAGTGGAAAGGTACTAACCTTATTTATGACAGCATATGGTTCCTTGATGGAGTCATGGAAGAGTTTATACAACGAGCTAAAGGCTTACGAGGCTTCGAGAATGCAGTACGATCAGCTACGAAAGGAAGAGCGCTTGGCTTGGGAGTTCTGGGCTGGCACACATACCTACAAGAAAAAGGTATATCGTTCGAAGGCTTACTTGCTCAGTTTGAAACTAGGAAAATTTTTAGTCAAATCAAAATTGAAAGCGAAAGAGCTTCCATGGCACTTGCTGAAACTTACGGCGAGCCTCTGTGGTGTTCTGGTACTGGTATGCGTAATACTCACCTGCGTGCTGTTGCTCCCACTGTTAGTAATTCAAAGCTTAGTGGAAACGTCTCGCCAGGCATAGAACCTTGGGCTGCAAATGTATTTACTGAGCAAACCGCCAAAGGGACTTTTATACGTAAAAACCCTACCTTGTTAAAACTATTAAGAAAACTTAAAATAAATAACAATGAAACGTGGGATAAGATCATGGCTGATGGTGGTAGTGTGCAAAATATTGCTGAGCTTGATGATGTTGTGTTGGCACACGAAACACCCGCAAAGGAGGTATTTAAAACTTTTAAGGAGATTAATCAACTAGAATTAGTTAATCAAGCTGGACTGAGACAGCAGTATGTAGATCAGTCGGTTAGTTTAAACTTAGCTTTTCCTAGTGTAGCTACACCTAAATGGATTAACAAAGTACATTTTGAAGCATGGAAGAAAGGTGTTAAAACTTTATATTATACGCGGACAGAATCTGTCTTGCGTGGAGATATTGCACAGCAAGCTATGAGTGAAGATTGCATTGCGTGTGATGGCTAAAGGCTAAAAGTTATAACTTTTTTATACATATGAAAACCAATTCGTATAAAAAATTCAATAATCTATACATATAAATCAAAAAAGGGCTCTCGATATGAGGGCCCTTTCTTGGTTACAGGAACTTTTGGGTATGGTACGCCCATTTTATTTTTGTTCCTTATAGTTTATCAACGCCTTTTATGGCTCCTTTTTTCAAAACATTTTTTGCTACATATTTACCGATATTGTAAAGACCTTTAGCTCCTCCTCCTAATATTAAGCCTAAGCTGCCTGAGCTTCCAAGTCTTTGCTGCATCATTGCCTCAGGAATATCTCTTAATAAATCTTGCTTATGTTTTTCTTCTTTTGAAATATTGTTTTCACTATTCATTCTTTCTTTAGTAGCTTTAATTTCAGCTAATCTTTCATAAGTAGAATCATCTAACTCATTTTGTTTTAAAGCACTATTTCTTTTTACCTTGACTAGTCTTTTTTCTTGTCTAGCAAGTTTTTTCTGAGCTCTTTTTTCACTTCTACTTTCTTCATAATCTTCAGAAGGTGAATTAGATCTAATAAAAGCTTTTTTTCTAGTTTTTTCTATTTTTTCTCTTAATTTTTGCTCTCTTTGTAGTATTGGATTATCTGTTTTTGGCTTTTTTGATTTAATAACCTCTCCAGGACTATAATAATTGTTTTCTGCTCTTCTTGATTCAGAGTCATAAATATAGTCAATATGCTTGTTAAAAGGATCATTTGTTTTTAAGCTGTCTATAAATTTTTTAACCTCTGGTTTTTCAAATCTACTAAAGTTTTCGTATTGTTGTTTAGCATTTTCTTTTTTTGCAAAAGGAGATGATTGATGTGGTAGTTTAAAGCTCATGATTTTTTTTCTTTATGTTTATTACAAAATGTTTTAGCAGCAGCAACACTTCCAAATCCCCATTTTTTTAAAGCCATAGCTTTTTTAGTTGGTTCTCCTTTAGCGTCTTTCATAGCGCCGGCCATACCTGCGAATCTACACGCAAATGATACTCTTCGTTTACCGGTTCCAGACGTCTGTCTTGATCCTAGTGATTTACCAGTTTCTTTTTTATACTTAGATCGCATCTTGCGATTAGACTTTTCGTAAGCCTCTTCTTTTATGTTTAGTGGTGATTTCATATATTACAATATTCATTATAAGCGTCAAAGCACGGACAACTTTTTGCAGCAAACTCGTTGTGACCATGTATCGTAGCGCTTGGGTGCATTTTCTTTAATGTTTTAAGCAGTAATAACAAGCTTTCTTTTTGCTCAGATGTTCTAGTATCTTTAGCAATCCATTTGCCATTAGAGCCACGTTCTGATTCAACGCCTCCAATATAACAAATTCCTATAGAACCTTCATTTTCACCTTTTACGTGAGCTCCTTGCTTGTATATGCTACGGCCATATTCTATAGTACCGTCTAGCAAAACAACATAATGGTAACCTATACCATTCCAGCCTCTTTTTAAATGCCACCGATTTATTTCAGCGGCATCTAAATCTCTACCTTCTTGAGTTGCAGAACAATGAACGATAATTTTATTTATCGATCTCATCTTTTTTGTTTAAATTTATCCATTTAGTAACGGTATACCCTATTGTTACTGCCAAAAGCAATATTTTCATACCCATTTCTAAAGTAGTAAAGGTTGTAACGCCTAATGTCGAAGCGTTTATTATGTATAGTTTTATTTGCTCGGTCATTATATTAATTTTTTACAAACACATTCCGCTACAGGACAGTCTTTTACGTTAACAATTAATTTTGAAACTAACCAGTTCCATTTACACATTAGCTTACACCAATAAGCCTGCATCCATAATCCTAATCTTACTAATAATTTTCCCATAGTTTATATTTTTTTACAATCATTAACTGTTTCACCTGTTCCGCTTGGTGATGGCTTAGTGCCAACTTTTTTATATCCGTCCCAACATTTTGAATTCTTAGAATTAGCACCTTTGAATTGTGTAGGTGCAGAGTATTTCATTTTGTAAGGTGATTTACATTTTGTTTTTTGTAACGCGCTCATTTTTTGTTTTTCTTTTGTAGTTCAATTATTTTTTTAACTCTGTTTTCTTCGTATTTTAATGCCTTTATTTCTTTTTTAGTTAATCCTAAATCTAATAGCATTGTTTTTTGTTCAGCCGCAGAAGTTTCTTTTTTCATAACGTTTATTTCTTCTATAGCTTTTTCTTCTGCTGAAAGCTCTTTTCCTTCACCAACTCCATAATAAGGTAATCCAACGTCCCATGTGCTCCAACCTAATCCTAAAGCTATTTTTTGCCAAGCTTTGGTTTGATCGCTTAGTATATTTCTTAAAGCGTTTATTTTTACAACAGCCTCGTCTGTAGGTATGTTTGTTAAAGCAGATATAGTTTGAGCTACTGCTAAGTAAGCTGGATTGTTTAAATGAATACCTTGTCTTTCTATGTCTTTTTTATTCCAAGAAAAAGTATTAGCAGAACTATTTAGTTTTCTTAATTTAGCTTGTATTGGAGGTGATATAGAAAATAAATCATCTACAGCTTTAGAATAATCGGAAGAGTTTTTACCCATTTCTTCAGCTATTGTCATTAAAGTATTTTTTAACGTAACAGTTAAAGCTCCTTGTATACCTAAACCTCTTACTTGAGAATCAAACATGCCATTTAAAGTTCTTGATATTCTCTGTGATCTTTTAGCTTGATCTTTTTCATCTGACTCATCACCGTCAAACAACAGGAATTGTACTCCTTGTTGTAAAGCGTTAAACATAAGGTTTTGCACTGTAGAGTAATATACTAATTTAGATAAGTTTTCTTTATCATTACCTCTTCTATTAACCAAGTCTTGTATTGCTCTTTTTTGTATTCTAGCATACTGCATTTGTGTGTTACCAAAAGATAATATTAATCTACCAGCAGCTGATCTTTGTTGATCGCTAATCTTTGCGGCATTACTAGACTGCTGACTAGTTTCTGATATATCTCTAAAATCTTCAAAGGCTTGTTTCTCAGCTGTTTCAGGATCCATACCTTGCTTAATAAGAGAATCATATCTATTTCTATAAAACGTTGCACCACCTGTTGCTATAGCAAAACTATCTGCGTATCTTGTAAATACAAAACCTTTGTTTAAAGCAAGAGCTATAAAGCCTTGTATTTTATTTTCTTTACTAGCAGCTAAATCAGCTATTTCAGATTCACTAATGTTTATTTTTAAACCATCTCTTCTAGATTTTAAGTAAGGAGAGTTTAATAAAAACATTACATCTTTCCAGTATTGTGGTTGATTAGCAACTGCTTTTGCAGCTTTTAAAGGGTTGTTGTCACTCCAGTTTACAAAGTTAACATTAGATATCATTTGTAATAAAGCTGATCTAGTGTTAAGGAACATAACAACACCAACGGAGTTATTTATCCAATCATACCATTTCTCTGTAATAGAATCAGTGTTACTACTTCTGTTGCTACCACGTTTCATAGCATCTAAACTGTTTCTTAAAGCTTTAACATAACCACTTCCAAATGCAGCTTCTAGTTTATTTATTATAGCGTCACTAAATATAATATCTACATTTTCTTGCCATTCTTGTAAATATAGTTTTCTATTAACTTTATTTATACCGTTTATTATATCTGTAGTTATAGTACCTGCAACCCAACCAGCGCCTGGTTTAGGATATTCTTTTCCTTTTTGAATTTTAATAAGCTCATCAGAAAAAACTTTTAAATCTGGATCAGCTTTTACAAAATCACTTAATCTTTTTAAATCTCTTTTAGATAAACCAGGTATTGTCATACCTTGTTGCCCCCATATATAAGCTCTTATTGCGTGTTCAAATGTAAATTTACCTATACCAGTTTCTTTTTTTAAACTTTTTGGAAGTTTAGGAAAAGCAGCCTTTAATGCGTTATAGTCACTAGCTGCTGATATTTTAGCTGCATCAATTTCTATTTCAGCTCTGTTGTAGGGATCTAATACATTGTCTTTGAAGAAAGCCATTTGCGCATCACCTATTTTTCCTTTGCCTAACATTTTATATATTAAGCCAGTAAAATCTTCAGCAGAAGGTGGTATGTAAAAATTATATTTACCTTTTCCAGCTCCTATAGTTTTAGCTTTTGCTGCTGAGTAGTTTTTGTAAGCTTCAATACCTGTCTTTTTCTCTATTATATCATTCATAATAGTTGTAAAGTTATTTTGCTTACTTCTCATAGCTTGAACAACAGTGCCTTTAATATCTAATGCATTGTAAACGTCACCTACAGCTTGAGTGTTTAATATAGCATCGTCACTAAAATAGAAGTCGTTGTAACCTTCAGCTACTTTGCTTACCATCCAATTTGCCTTGGCTTGCGCCGCTCCATCTGCTAAACCTACTATGTTATCAAACTTAAGTGTTACACCTTCAGATTTTAACCATTCAAATATAGCTGTAGCTGCTTCTGGTGCTCTTGCTGTCAGTATAAATACATTTGAGTTACCGTATTTATCTACTGCTTTTTTTAGTTTATCAAATAAAGGTCCTCTTTTACCATCAACAACTTTATTAAAATCACTAAAATCAAACTCTGCTCCTAATGCTTCTAAATTACTATGTTCTAAAGCAAACTCTGTGGCGTTTAATATTCTTATACCACCATTTGGCATTGTAACAACAATCTTACTATTAGTTATACCAACTGTATCGTCAAAATCTAAAACAGATATACCTTTTACAGGCGCGTTAGGATCTTGAGCTACTCTTCTAGCTTTATCGTAGTCATCTAATATTTTTATTTTATCAGCAACAGTTTGACTACGCATTACTTTTTTACCAAAAGTTCCGTCTATGTTTTCAGCAGCTTTTATTTTTAAAGGTAAAACTTTTGTTTTAAAGCTTGTAAATTCTGCTTTTGCTTCTGCCAAAGTTATTTCACCTGTTAAAACTTTAGTTATTAAACCATTAGCAAACTCACCTGCTATTGCTGCACCAGTCTCAGATTTTATATTTAATTTACCTACAAAAAACTCACCTATAGTCATTTTAGGTTTTATAAGTTTGTACTCAAAAGGGTTTGATGTATTGTTAGTACTATATCTTATCCAAGAAGCTAAACCATCTGGTAAAAAATCTAATTTACCTTGCTCTATTAAAGGTATTACAATTTCATAAAAACTAGCAGGCATAGATTCGTTTAAACCAAGTGGTTTTAAACTTAAGTCCTCATTGTATCTTAATCCGCCTTGAGCGTAAGACTTTTGTATAATTTTAAATTCAGATTCAACTTTACCTTTTATTGCAGCATCTAATAATTGCTTAGCAGCTTGAGTAGCTGGCATCATGTGTTCTTCTGTTATTTTAGTAACATCTATTTCACCTGTAATAGGATTTATAGGATAAAAAACAGTCGGTGCTAAAAACCTCAAAGGATGGTTTTGATCTGCGGCACTATCAGCTATAAATCTAGCAAAATCTGGAGCTGAGTCTGGGTTTTTCTTTATATAATCTTGTATAGAAACAAAAAGTTTTTTAAGTAGATCTAGTTTCTTTTTTATTAAACCAGGATCATCTATAAATCTTTCTATAGTTTTTTTGTTTAACACGCTACCTTTGTTACTATACTTTATTCTACCTATAGGACCTTTTTTTATTTCAGTAGATATAGCTGCTTGAAACTTAGGTACAGTATTAAAAGTTAAACTAAAACCGCCAGTCATACCTCTTTGAATAAGATATCCTAATTCAGGATTTAATTTAATAAAATCATCTATAGTATTAACAAACTTTCTACCTTCTGGAGTTGTTAAATCAAATTCTTTTTTAGGAACTCCTTTAGAGTTTAAAATCGAAGTTGCTATTTTAGTCAACAAAGGTAGTTCTACTGGGAAAACACCTTTTAGCCAATTTCTTTTAACTTCTTTTGATCTTTTAACTTGTGCTTTTTGTCTAGCTCCTTCTGCTCTTGTCTTAACACCTTCTGCTACTTGTTGATCAATAGCTAATTCAACACCTTTTAAAACTTGAAGTCTAGCTAACAACTCCATAAAACCTTTAGCTGCTTGAGCCGTGCCTGATCTTGCGTCTTTAATATTACCAGAAGGATCCATTCCAAACACAGAATAAAAATAAGGTAGATCTAGTTTGTTTGGATCTAGTCTATATTGTATTTGATTGTTTACTTTTAAAGGCTTGCCATCTGGACCTTTTAATTGTATATAAAAAGCATCTAATAGTTTTTGAGCAAGCTTTCTACCTTCACCACCTATTTTTATAGGTTTACCGTTTTTATTTTTTATAGTTAGTATGTCAGCATTACCTTTTATTTGTTTTAATATAGATAAAAAAGCTGGTCCATTGTTTTTTATAAACATTTGTACAGGTGTAACTTCACCTTTACGTAAGTTATCTTTTGGGTTTAATATACGTGATACTGGTATACCTAGTTGGTCTGCTATTTGCTGTGCAGCGGCTTCTGAAAAAGGCTTTAAATCTTTTAAAGTTATTTTATCTAAATCTATGTTACCTAAATCTATTTCTGATTTAACTATTTCAACTATAGATTCAATGTCAGGATTCTTCATAACCTTAAAAGGATCAACATCTATTGTTGTTGCTTCAAGCGAGTCTGATGTTTCGATTTCTGTAGTACCTTCTGATCCTCCATCTAGTTCACTTGTATTAAAAACTACATCACCAAGATCTTTTGCTCTTTCATATATTATGTCAGCTCTATTACCTAGTCTACCTAAATAAGTTGTTACTTCAAACTCAGGATTATAACCTTCTCCTTCCTCAAATAAAGGCGTTGTTTTACCGGACCAAGACGCTATATCACCACCTATTATAAGCTCAACAATAGCTTGTTTTATTCCGTTTTCATCTATTCCTTTTACACCTCTTCGTTCATAACCTAGCTTACCTTTTATAAATCCAAAATTTGCCTCAACAATTGCTTCAGCTGCAGCGTATTGCTCGTCACGTTGTTTTTGGTCTGCAGGTTTTTTTCTAACTATTATAACTAAATCTTTATTAGTTAAAATTCCTTCTTTAAACCCATCGTAAAGCTCAATGCCTCTAGGTGTTAGTTGAGATCTTTTACCTTTTTTAGCTGTAATAACAACTTCATCAAGAGTTCCCGCGCCTTCACCTTGCCAAACGTCGGCGTCCATTATACTATTTAAAGCATCGACAGTTAGTTCCCCGTTATTCCAAGCGTCTGCCATAGTTTGAAAAAACTGTAAAGCTCCATCTGGTCCAGAAAAATCCATATTAAAATCAGACTCAGTACCTGCTTTGATAGCGTTATTCACACCAAACCCTAGTTTATTCCATAGATTAAAACTAGACGCTTTTTTTATATTTATTCTTCTACCAGAAAGCTCCTCTAAAAACGCCATAACAACTTCATCTGCTTTAGATGTGTCAGCTTTTTGAGTTATTCTAGTATAAGCTTTAGGGTCGTTTTCTGCTAAATAATCTAGTATACTCTGAGCAACAGGTATAAATGCATCAGAGTTAGTGCTAAGAGCTTCTGAAGCTATAACATGGTTTAATTCGTGAAACGTAGTTTCGCTAGCTTGATTAGCTACTGAATTTGTTTGACTCACCACAACATCATAAACTAATTTAGTATCACCATTAGCCGTTGTTACTGTTGATACAAAAGTAGTTCCGTTCATTGTACCGTCTTTTATACCTTTTGTAAATTCCTCTAGCTCTACTTTTGCTTCTTCTTCTGTTAGATTGTTTTTAGGATCATTAACCCTAGCATCTAGCATTGCCTTATATCTCTTTATTAAATCTGAGTTGTTTCTTTCCAAAGCAAAACTCACATCTAAACCTTTTTGTTTTAAAGATTTTAAAAGATTAAGACCTTTTGATATATTAGCTTCAAACATGTTTGTTATATGAATCTGCTCTGCTTCATTAAATATTTGACTTTCAGAAGGGTTAATTACGCCACTTTTGTTTAGACTTGCAGCAGCTTCAGCTTTTAATGATTCTCTTTCTGCTTTTGGTAATAAATTAAATGTTTTAGTAAAAGCTTGAGTATATTCGTTTCTAGCAGAAACAGTGAGTTCAAACTCGATTCTTAAAGGCTCTAGTAATTTTTCTTTTGTAGCTCGGTCATAAGCTGGATTCTCATTTATTGCTAAAGCTTTAGCTTGTAGATCAGCTAAACGCTGCATAGCGTCGGAGTATATTTTAAATCCATCTAAGTTAATGTTTTTTAGCTTAGGTTGTAAATCTAATAATATACCTTCATTTGCTCTTAACAACCCTTCTTGCTGACCTAGCATGTCTTGTACTTGCTCTTCAGTTAAACCTTTTCTAATAGTTTTTTCTTTAAACCTGCTGTCATATAACGATGCTTCTATGGTGTTCCACAAAGCTACATTGTACTTAAACTCAGCATTCATTTTAGGTGTTGACAAGGCGCTCATTATACCTCCAGCAAATTGAGGCGCTACATACATTGTATTTGCAAAAACTAAAGACATAAAACCAGCTTCTTTCATACCTGTAAAAATAGGTCTTCCATCTATTATATTCTGTCCTGCTTGAGTTAAAGCTACCTCACCTGCAACATCTAATGCTACTAACTTAGCATACTCAGGTAGGCCATTCATTCTTCTTCTTCCCCAAGCTTTTATTCCAGCTTCTAGTTTTTCGCTACCTACAGTTCCAGCCCATTTACCTTTTAATGCTTTAAAAATTTTCCAATTAGGCAATTGTCCACCAACAAACTCTAATGAACTATACCCTAGCATTGCAAGATTCATATCATCAAAATCATACTGTCTACCACCGTTTAACATTTCGTTATATCTTTCTCCAGCGTACATACCTCCAGAAGTACCAGACGCAACAGCCATGCCAAGATACGGGTTTCCAGTTACATAAGTAGTACCTATCATAGCGGCATAAAATGGAGCCATTTCCAGACCTTGATCAAACAAGTATTCACCCATATTTCCCAAGCTACTAAAAGCATTATCAAAAGTAGGTGCTTCTACATATCTTTCTTTTCTTTTATTTCTATAATCTATAAAACTAGACTGTATTTCTAATAATTTTTTTTGTTGGTTTTTAATAGACATATCACTTTGTGGAGTACCGCTAGTCATATCTATTAAACCCAGTAATTGTTGTAATCCACCTAAAGCATAACTTGCTGAATTTATTACTAAATCACCTGGTTCACCAAACCCACCAAAGTATTTCTGTAATTGACTATAATTTCTTTTCAACCAATTAATTTCGTAAGAATCACTTACGTAATCTTTTTGATTGTTTATATATGCGGAATAATCTAGTTGTATATCTTCAAAACCAAACTTTAGATCTTTTTTATAAGAATTAACACCCTCTATTCTTTTATTCATTATAGTAAGAGTAGAATTGTATTTTTGCGATAATTCAGTTACGTCAAAACCATTTGCTTGAGCTGTTTTTATTTCTTGAGCAAGCTCTTGTAGTATTGATTTGTCTTGATATATAGCCGTAGTTAGTCTTCTTATATTGCCAGCCGTACTACCTGTTTTTAATTTTTCAAGTCTATCTTCGAAATCTAATCTTTCTTTTAGTTCTTTTCTTTTTATTGTCTCTCCTCTAAACTCAATTTGCTTTGGAAGTTTACCTTTATATATTTGTTCGTTTTTTCTAACTCTATTTAGAACAAAATCAAAAAACTTTAGTCTTTCTTCTTCAGGTAGATTTTCTAAAAAATCTTTTTTTAATTCACCATTAGCAGAATCTATTTTTTTATTTTTTATAATTTCTCTAGCAAGACCATGTACTTGATCTATAGTTATAGGTTTAGAATCAACCACGCTTGAAGCTTGTTGTTTTAGGATCTGTCTTGCTCTATCTAACTCCTCTTCGTAAGGTTGAAATTGATATGAAGTAGGTGATCCACTTGATATGCCCGTTGTAGATGATGTTCCTGCTGAAAAATTTACTTTAGTTACAGGAGTAAAATCAATATCATTAACAAATCTTTCTATTTCAATCTCCTTTTCAGGACTTATAGTAGTGTCAAATACATAGTTGTCATATTTTTCTTCAATAGAACCTATGTAACCAGTTCCTAATTCTTCAACTTCAGAATTTGCGTCTTTATGAGCTTGTATATACTCACTAACTTTTGTGAAATTTTCAAAACCTTTTTTGTTATTTCTTATAGAGTTTCTTAGCTCTGCATGACTATATATATAACCGTTTATTTTGTACTTATTTTTATTCTCAATAAGACCTTGAAGATTAACTTCATCTAAGTTTTCAGAACCCATAACGAGTTCTTTATTATCTTCTACTTTTGCTTCTGTAAATTCTGGTATTTCTATATCATAATCATCTACGTTAAAATCCGGATCTCCAATTCCTAATATTTTAGCTATAGTAGCTGTTCTAAGAGGATCACCTTCAGCGCTAGACCAATTCTCATCACCTATTGGTTTAGAGAAAAAAGTAGCACCTCCATTGTCGTTATATTCTACTTTATAAGCACCAGCTCCTAAATTATAAGTTTTATTTTGTTCAGGTAGATTTACTATTCTAGCTGTTTGTCTAGTTAGTTCGCTTCCAAAAGCTTCTAAATCAAATATTGTTTCATCACCTCTTTGAGTAAAGTATGATTCCGATGTAGAATCTACCGATGTTGATTCCGTATTTTTTTTGTCTGACTCCACAACAGGAATCGCATTCGCAGAGTCTTTTTCTTTTTTTGATGCTTCGTTTGTTTTTATAGCTGTTTCTTTAGTGTCATCTGAAAAATTATCCACATTTAAACTACCATCATCTTTAAATAAAGACTTATCCTCTTCTTTCTTTTCTAAAGGTTGATTAGCTAATTTCCACTCTTTTATTTTAGCTTTAATTTCTTCTTTACCTAAACCTTGCTCTTGAAGTGAAGCTACGTATTTTTGTAATTCGTTCATTAAATTTAGTTTAATTCGTTATCGTCTAAAAATTTTTGTGCTTTAGCTTTTTTAGCTTCTGCTAAATCAAACACAGCCGCGTCTTCTTTTACGCTTGGTATTTGATTAGTCATAAACTCTTTTAAATAATTATATAAAAAATATTCTTTATATTTTTTAGAAAATAATACTTTTTTATCTTGTTTTAATGGAAGATCTTTTTCATAAGACCAAGATTTACTACCAGCATTAGCGTCTTGAACCATTTGATCGTCTTCATCAGCTGTAGATCCTTGACCAATATAAACATTCCAAGCAGCAACAGCATCTTGTTCAGAGCTTAATAAACCAGAAACCTCAGCATTTACAAAAGGATCTATTTTAGCTGATATTTTCTCTATATCATATTTTAAAATATTCCTACCTTTTCCATTACCAAGATCTATTATTTCGTAATCTGGCTCACCTTCTTCGTTTAATAATATAAACTCTTCGTTAATTTTAGCGCTTGGTAATAATTCTTCTTTTTCGCTGTCTATCATTTCAGCTGCAAATAAACCAACTTCAGTCAACAGTCTTAGCATGTCTTTGTTTATATTTGGAGTTGACACAACTAAAGAGGTGTCTGAATCTACTAAACTTTTTAAAGTATCACTATTAACTTTAAAGTCTTTTTTAAAACCTGGACCACTAAAAATTATTTCTTGACTACCATCTTGAAGTAGATTTAATTGAACGTTATAGCCATCTGTTTTAGAAAACCCTGGACGCTTCTTTAATATACATTGAGCTACTAAAAAACTATAATCATTATTAACATCATAATTATCATCTTCCGTAGCTTCTAGTTCTGCATTTAAAGATTCCATAAACTCTATAGACTTTGCTGGAGCAGCTTCTAATTGTAACAACATTTTATTTTCAAACGTACAATAATCATCTTCACATTGGTTGTTTTGTATAGCTAATTTAAGCTTAGCGTATAACTTTCCAGTTTCTTTATAAGCGTTGTTAAACAGTCCAAAATCTGAATCATTAGCTGAAGCTACATACTCTTTATTATAAGCCATAACATCACTTTGTAACATTTGCTTTATAACAAGATTCATGGTTATATTTTCGTTTTCCATTTTTTAATTTTTATTCGGCTCCCATTCTTTGACCACCTAATTGTGCTAAACTACCAAACATACCTGTTATAGCGCTAGTTTGATCAGCTCCAGCTTGTGCTTCGGCTCTTGCAGCTCCAGATATTTGAGAAGCAACTCTATTCATTTTAGCAACTTCTCTTTGCTCTGTAGCTCCAAAAACAAATTGCTTACCAGCTGCCTCAGCTTGTTGTATTCTTTGACCTTCACTAAGTTGAATTCCTTGCAGTCTTCTTGCTTCTGCTAGTTTTTGCATTTCCATTTGTTGTTGACCTTGAGCTCTTTTATCTTCATTTGCTTTTTCTTGTGCCTCTATGCTAGCGGCTACGCCTTGTTTAGATTTTAAAGCTGCTTCAGCTAAAGCTGTCGCTCCACCCGCGCTAGCTCCAGTTGCTCTTAACGTGTCTAATGTGTTGGCTAAAGCTATATTGCTTTGATCTATTTTCATTTCAGCAGCTTGAGTTGCTACGCTTAAATTTGCAAAAGGATTACTTATTTTATTAGACAAATCTTGAGCTATACTAGATAAGTTTGTAATGCCTTCATACGGGTTTATAACAGCTTGTCTATTATTTTCAAGTTCTGTCAATTTTTTCTGAAGCATTTTTCTGCGCTTGCGTGCTCTTCTTTTAGCTCGTCTAGCTTTACCTCCGCCAATAAGACCGCCAGCTATACTAGCTACGCCGCTACCTACCATTATATAACTCATTTTTTATCTATTTTTTTTGTTTCATCTTGTTGTAAATAATACTGTTCGTATGTATCAACAACGTTATTTTTTTCTAATTTTTTAATGTCTTTTTCATTAGTGGGATTAGAAAACACATTTGTAAATATACAATCTTCTAAAGCATAAACAGCTCTTTTAATACCAGGTTTAGATATTATAGTAGTAGGAGCTTCTATAACTTGTCTTCCATTTTCTTCATCTACAATGATCATTTTGCCTTTTAATAAAAAACTAACATGCTCATGTAAATGTATTTTTCCAATAGCAAATATATCTTTAGGTATAGTTATTTCCCTTATATGCATGCCCTTTGCAAAAGTATTTTTAACAGGGCAATTATCAGTATCTCCAAAAAAAACGTCTAGATCTTCTGAGTTTTCTAAACTTGTTTGGAAATCAACTATGCTATTTCTAATTTTTTTAGCTAGTTTATTCATTTAATTTTATTTAATAAGATGATTCGTTGTATTCTGTAGATACAGCAAATAATTCGTTTTTATCAGTATCTGAAGCATTTGTAGCTGAAAAAACAGCTGTTGCAAAAAATCCTTTAACACCAGAAACTTGACCGCCATAAACAACTTCACCTTGATTAACAGACGATGTGTTAATTAAATCTGCAAAATACTTGTTTTCTTTTGATTTAAATATATTCTGTAAAACTTGAGCTTCCATTTGAGCTAAAGTAGTAGGTATTACATTAACGCCTACAGGTGTTACTGTGTCATTGTCACTTGTAATAAAACTATTTAAAGCCCAATTATTGTCTCCTTCGTAGTTTATAGTTCTAAATCTTTTAACTAAAGAAGGTTGTTGATTAAATATAGTTGTAATAGTTGAATCAGTGGATCCACCTTGAGCTCCATTATAAAAAGTTGCTCTGTTTACTGCTGTTGAATAATGTTGAAATATAGCTCCACTGTGTGTAGTATAAAAGTTATTTTGAACACTAAATAATTGATTTGGTAAATAATTATACCTACTAGTCCAACCATTTACTTTTTCATCAAAACTAAGTGTTGTAAATGTTCCTTGAGAAAATTTATTTTTTTCATATAACGACAAAGTGTAACACTTATTGTATATATCCCATCCAGCTCTAACTCTATCATCACTTAAATTAGCAAAAGCATCTCTAAAATAATCATACATACCAAACGCAGATATTTCAGTTATACCATTATTACCTAATCTTAAAACAGCACCCTTATCTTTGTCTGTAAAATATTTATTATAACCATATATTGCAAAGCTTTCTGGATTTCTACTTATACCCCAATCACCTGTATAAGGTTGTATTCCACCAATAACAACATTTGAAGCTGTTTGAACTGGTTGACCTTCTTGTGTGTAAATAGCGTCTTTGTCTATCAAAGCTCTGTTAACTTTTCTCTCTTGGAATATAGTTAAATTAGTGTCTTCAGCATAAAGTTTTTGTATCGAGCCTTTGTGAGGATCAACTGTTCTTGTTATGTCTGCGCCAGAAGGAAAAACATTTGTTTGGTTTATACCTGTTCTTGAGTTAAATATACCTGAGTATATTATAGAAGATGGTCTAGGTTTTTGAGCATTATCTTCAGAAGCTAAAAAAGCTCTAGGGGCTAAACCAGTTTGCACATTGTTATAACCTCCTTTTATTCTTGACTCTTCAACAAACCAATTATAACCAGCAGGTACACCAACTCTATTTATTTTTTTTAAAACGTAAGTATTGTAATATTTAACTCTTATAAACGTCATAATTTATTATTACTTGTTTTTTTTAATTTTAACATACTATGGTCCAGCTGCTATAGGCACCGCTGTTTGATAGTATTGAGTACCAACCGATGTTCCTCCGCTTACATAAAAAGGATCTTGTGTTACAGGATTTATTGTAGTTGCATTAGTCGCACCAGCAATAGTAACATTTGCTCCACCTGCTTGACCTAATTGAGTAGTCCATTGTAGTGTAAATGTAGCACCTGTAAAATACTGAGTAAACTGCGCTCCAAAATTAACCATAGCAGAATTACTAAAATCATAAGTACCAGCAGTACCACCACTTGACGGGCTTTTTTGACCTGGTCTTACTCCAGCTGATTGCTGCACAGCATTAGGAGTAAAAGCTTTTAATCTACAAACTACAACAGAATAAGTCCCAGGTGAAGTTGTTATTGTTTGGTTTATGTCTGCTTGAAAGGTAACTGGGCCGTAAGTACTAGCCCAAGCTTGACCATCTGGTTTTTCACCTAATTGACCTGTGTTTCCTGGAGCAAAAGGTTGACATCTAGCTGTAGCTGATCCTTGATTAGCACCACTACCAGGAGATAATATAGCCCAAACATCTACGTCAGTTGTTGTCCAGTTTTGTATTTGACCTAACCATTTTGCAAAAGTAAAACCTGGGCCACCTGTAATAGCGCCCCAAGATTGAGAATTTGAATTACTATTTGGAAAACCAAGTCTAGGTACTTGACCATACGTAGAGGTATTACTTGCTTTTTGATTGTACGCTTTTGTAATTACTTGACCAGTATAATTTGTAGCAGCACAATTATAGCATATTGTAAAGTCTACAGTGTCACCATATGTATCGGTTAATCTTAATCCATAACAATAGTTATATCCAGCTTGAGTACCAGCGCTTGTAGCATTCATGCCAAAAACCCAATAACTAGGTTGGTTACCACTTCCAGAGGGAAAAACATTTGAAAATTGAGGACTTATACTAGCTATATCACTTATAGGGTTGTTTCCTGTTGAATCTAAATCACCGTAGTAAATAGTAGGATTAGTTCCAGCTCCAACCCAAGTTTTAGTACAATTTAATATAGTATAACCTGAGTTAGAAGGTGTTCCGTTAAAAGTTCTTGAATTATCACTAGTATGAGCCTGTTGTAAAGCATATGTATTTGCTGCACAACCATTAGACCCTATAGGTGTTGCTGCTGGACCTGTTGGACTTGAACTAGTATAATTTGGATTAGGAACAATTACTGTAGTACTAGAAGCTGTGCTTGGTGCTATATCAAAAGTAGAAGGTACATTTTGAACTAATGGACTTGAGTTTTGTAATTGTAAATCTATTGTTTGGTCAACAGTTACGCCATCAGCCTGAGTCCATCTAATATTTATTTGAAAATTACCTCTAGTGTCTGTGTCAAATAACGTTTCACCTGACACAGCTCCGTTTCCTGCATAAAACGTATCTAGCGTTTGTATAGCATAACCACCACTACCATCAGCAACTAAACCAAGTCTATTTGTTCCGTTTGGTCCATAATCTATACTAGTATCTATAACATTATTTGGATATGATCTAGAAAATATACTTAATATTTGTAAAGTAGCTGTTGTTACTTGTTGCCCACTTGCTGTAGGATAAAAATAAGATGTAACAACTGTACCTATTGGATCATTTTCAGTTAAGTCTTTTACTGCATTATTCCACGTGTTACCTGTTATATCAGTGTTTTCATTTTGTACATCTAAGTTTAAATCAGATATTAAACCTGTGGTTGATGTTTCGTAAAATAATTCTAAAGGAGAAACTAAAGGCGTTGTTTCTAATACAGCTAATCCCATGTTAGGCGGATAAGGATAGTTACCTGTTCCTGAAGCTGGAGTAGCGTAATCACTTTCTGGAATACCAACTCTTAAATTAGTAGAAAACTTAGCTAACATAGGTTGACTTTCATCGTCATATATAGCTTCTTCTTTTATATTAGGGGCAGTTCCTCCATCAACTGGAGCAGGAAATAAATCACTAACAGTACCTATTAACTCCACTTTATCAGGCGAAGTAGCTGGATCTATTTGTTTATTTACAGCAAAAAACCCAGCTGGCGCTGAATTTACATGAACTATGTTAGTAACTCTTGGATAAACTTTAGCATCACTAGTAAATTGAACATCTCTTGGCCCTACTGACTGTAGATCTCTAGGTACTTTATTTATATTATCAGATATTAAAGTTACAAAACCTATTTCATCTAGCTCTAACGTTTCATTTACAACTGGATAACCATTTATTATACCAGGTAAATAAACATTATAATAATCTTGTTCTATTTGTTTAACACCAAACTTATAGCTATAAAAACCTTTTACATTAATATCGTATGTAGCAAATACTTCTTCCGTTCCATTGGTCCATGTTTTTTCAGGTCTAGTTGTAGGTGCTCCATTATATAGGTAACTTTTATTCACTTGTTCTTCAGTCATAAAGTCTACCTTATAAACACCGTCTGTATCACTTGTTGGAGTAGCTGAAACTATTTCTGTATAATCTATGTATTGTCCAGACAAGTATTTACCTACTCCAAAGTAGTTTTCCCATTGTGCAGGAAACTCTGGAAACAAAGGCCTAGCGGCACTAGCACTAGCAGTTGTGTAACTATAAAGATTTTGCGTAGTGTATAGTAATTGCACTTTTACATTATGATTTAATGTTATTCCATTTGTAAAAGTTATTCTTACTTTTCCTGTTACATTAGAAACAGCATAACCTAAGTTACTATCAGATGGATCTCTTAAAACATAACCATCTCCGCTATTAACATAAACACTTAGTGTATTTGCGCCAGCCTGTGAGTCTGCGTAATCAATAGCTTGTGTTGTAAAAACTGTTTGACTTGCAGTTGCTGTAAAATACTGAGAGCTATTACTCCAGAAATAAGGATACCTAGCATCAGTAGTTGACTCCATTTTAACAGTAAAATAATTGCCTTGCGCGTAAGCTCCAGGATATGCTCCAGATTCATTTTCTGGTATTGGCTGTAGATAATTAACTTGAAGAGTATCTCCTGTCCAAGCATCTATATCATTAGTAAAAGATAAGGGTTTATAATCACTAAAATAATTAGAACCTGCCTGAGGTTTTCCTTCAGAATCTAATCTAGCATCTTGAGAGGATAATATTATATCTGTTTGTCTACCAAATTTATCTGCAAGAACTATACCTACTTGATAGTTTCTATTTTGTTTTAATGAGTGTTGAGGATATTCTACAAATTGTTGTTGTGATTTGTTGGTGACATCAACATAATAATCTAATGATCTAGGAGCTGTCCAACCTTCTAAATAATTAGAATACATTACTCTATTACCAGTAATTTCTTGAGCTAAAGCTTGTACCGGAACTTTATCAAATACTCTTGATGTTTCAAAAGAAGGTAATGTAGTTATTGGAATTGTAGACTGATAGTTGTATTTGTATATATTAGTGTTGTTTAAATTATTTATAAAGTCCTGGTCAACAGTTATTGACTCTAAAACTTGATAAGATAATTTATCAGACTCTTTAAATATAATATCAATTGCTTTTATTTTATATTTATCTATTATATCAATACAAGGTAAAGGTATATTTAAAACAGCATTGTTAATAGAATTAGTCATAAATTCTACAACTGTTGTTATAAAAGCTTGGTTTTCGTCATCATTAACAAATTTACCTTCTTGAAAAGGTATAAAAACATCTTGACTAAAAGGCGCTACTACAGAATATTCGTTGTCGTTAAATTTAAATCTATAACTAAATCTAACAAATTTTTCTGTTAAAAAATCTTCATCACCATTCCATCCTTGATACTGCTGACTTGCATCTTCTACAACTCTTATAGACATACCCGCTTTAGTATCTGTTTGACCAGACACATCAGCTGTAGCAGCTGTAGTATCACTATATTTAACAAAAGGAGTATTAGATCCAGCGGCAGAGTCGCTTGTCCAATAGAAAGCATTACCAGTTATATGCTGAAAAGTATTAGAACTTGTGTTTGGTCTATAGCCACCAGGTCTAACGTTTAAACCTGATAAATTGCTACCTGGATTATTAGCCCAATAATTTATACTTTTTTGCTGAGTCATTGAGTCAGCTTGTACAATAGTTGTCCATTCTGCTAGACTTGGAACTTTAAATCCTATTGGAGCTAAACCTCTAGGATCTATAACCGCCCATTTGTTATATAAAAAACCATAAGTTACTCCGTTTCCAGTATAGTCTTCATAAATACAATATGCGCCTACTTGAGCAGAGTCTTTAGCATCCCACTCAGCAACTGTAAACAAAGGTCCATCTATTTGATCTCCATTTCTATATTTTGTTACAGCTAAGTTTTCATTAGAAACTGTTAATATATTAGCTCTAACTGTTGATGGATCAGAAGCATTACTCATAGTTGATGGCTTTAAATCCGTAGTACCGTACCAGTTAGTCTCTGTATCTCTTAAATTTATGTATTCAGGTGGGTTTATAGGAGCAAATTTAGCAACAGATATTTGATCTTCGTTATAATAATAGCTAGAATCACTTTGCGCTCTATTTACGTTTATTTTTCTAGGTTGATTTCTATTGTCTGTCCAAAAAAGTAAATCTTCAACTAAATTAATACCTGTAACACGATGTGATTTAGAAAAATTCAACCAACTACCACTAACTAAAACAGTCGTGGTACCTGTTTGATTACCTAAAGTTATCATTTCAATAGAACAATTAGCAGTTGTAGGTGCTGCTGAATTAGAATTATGATCTGTTTTAAGATAATAAACAACGCGGTTAGTATCATCAACTACATATCCTATTATTTCAGCATTAGTTGAAGTTACGTTTCCTACTAATTGATTACCAAGTATAGCCTCTAGCGCACCAACGTCACTAGCTTCTGATCTAGATATAGCAACATTAGTAGCGTCTCTATATTCGTTATTTGGAATTAATCGCTCATCTAAGTCTTTGTTCATTTTAGACTTAATGAAACTATTTTTACCTTCTGCCATTTAATTTTAGTGTTTTATCCATTTAGACTTACCTCTCATAACTTGTACTATTTCGTCAAGTTTAATATTAGACAGTCTTATTTTAGCGTTTCTTAGCTTAGCACTTTTTTCTTTTCTTAATCTTTGAACTATGTATTCTTGTACATTTGCTCTACCTGCTAATACATTATATAGTATATAAGCATATAATGCATCTTCGGCCATCTTAGGCACCTTGGTATCCATGTCATAAGCTAAACCGTCAGATACATATTCTATTATTACAAGTTTGTCAACACAATTGCTAGAAAAAGTAAATCTACCTTCTCTTTCATTAATACCAAACCAACCGTTTGCTTGTGAGTACTGAGGATCTAAACCATAAAGTCTTCCCCAATTAAAAGGTCCATTTATACCATAGTTGTCCCAAGCATAACCAAAGTTATCCCAGTTTTGATACCATGTTCCGTTTATTAATTGAGTATTAGCTTGACCCCATCTTTCTTCTGTTATAGATGTTCCTTCTGTATTTTCACCATGACTGTCTTGAGTAGGTTGTCCAGCAGAATCTTGTAGAAAAGTATTATATGGATTTGTAGTTAAATTGTTATTAGGGTATAAAGGTCTTTTTACACCAAAACCATCTATATAGCAAATACTAACATAGTTAACATAGTCTTGAGGTATTGTTAAAGAAAGTGAATCTGGAATTGTTAATTCAGATGATTTAATACTTTTTAATGTATCGTAGCTAAATTCTTGCAAACCTCTTTTAGCATGAAATATTATATCTGTTCTTTTAGCTTCTGGTATTAATTTATCTTTACCTACGTAACCTACTAAAAAATTACTTACAATATCATTTAACTTAACGTAAGCATAACTACCATAGTTGTTTTCTACCGTTTGACCAAAAGCTTTTTCGTTATCTGTGTTACCGTATTTACCTCCATTTAAAGATTTTAATTGAACAACTATATATATATTAGCGCCTGGAGCAGCATTTAATATTAATGTTTTACCATCAGATCCTACTGACATTGCTGTTGTCCACTCTGACCAAGTACCAGCAAAACCACTAGAACTAGTATAAACTTTAAAATTATTTAAAACATAATCAGCATTTGTAGTGTTCCAACTACCTGCACTACCCATTTTTAAATCTGTGTCAAAACTAGTAACAAATTCTTGATTTTGATCGTTTGCGTTGTTACCTCTGAAACCTTGTGATCCAGCGTAGTATTGTTGATTTGTTTCTGTTATTAAACCCATTATGATCTTTGATTTTGTTGTTCTTTGGCTACCTCTGCAGCTGCAACTTCAATTATAGTTCTGTCTTTTATAACAACCCCAGCGTACATTAATATTTGCAATATAATATTTGTTTGCTCTGTATCATCGAGCTCAAAGTCCACTGAGTTTGTATTATCATATTCGTAATAACCATTTGTTGATGTAAAATTCCACATTACATCTGCTGGTTTTTTAATATACGTAGCCTGTACTCTGTCTAAAATTGTTTGTGGATGTATTATTATTTGTTTATTTTCATACAAATAAACTGGGAAATAATCTGTAGGCTTACTAATAGGTGACATGTTTAATTGTGCTAGCTTGTTTCTTTGTATTGGCTCTACTTCTCTATCATCTCTATATAAAACAGTTCCTAATTTATAAAAATCATTAGGATACAATGTTATAACTAAATTATTAGCATTGCCAGCAGGTAAATTACCAGCTAATAGTGTTAGTTGTCCACCTATTATAGAATAATTGTTAGCAGGATAAACAACGCCTAAATAAGTCACTATTACATTGCTAATGTCTACTTGTGTTTGAGTTATAGTTGTTAAGGTATATACTGATTGAGTACTAACTGTTGTAAAGTTTTGTACGCCGCTGGGTGTTCCTGAAGAAGCTGGAACACTAAAATAACCAGGAGTGGTTGCGGTAGGAGCTGTATAAGCACAATCGCCTATTCTTTTAAATATATCTAATTGTTCTTGAGCGTTTTTAAGTCTATTAGCATATTCTGTTTCATTTTGCAATACACGTGTTTGTTGATTAATAGTTTCAAAATAAGTGTCTATTATTTCTAATTGAACTTGCGTTGCTAGCCTATTAAACTCACTTGGAGTTAGATAACCTCTTTGTTCTTTATTTGTTATTAATAAGACTGTTTTGTATACTTGATCTACGTTTACTGCCATTTTAAATATTTTTATACTAAAAAGGCGGCCGAAACCGCCTTGTATTAGTATCACATGTTTTTATAGTTTTTTATCTATAGATCTATAAACCTCTACACCTTCATCAGTTTTTAACCAAGCAGCAAATGCAGAATATGGATTTTCATCAAAAGGTACGTTCATTAATTTTCTACCGTTTGATCCCCATGTAAATGATCTTTGATCACCAGATAACTTAATTATGTTAGCTTCAACTGCTCTTATAGCAAAGTTTCTAAGCTGTACGTTTTCATCTTTAGCTAGACTTATAAATAATGATGGATTATTTCTAGCAAACAACATTAAGTCTCTTCTTAATTCTTTAGAGCTCATAGTGTTTACTTTAGAGCCTATTTCAACTCTTAGTATTGCTTCTGCAAAATCTACATCCATTTCTCTTGCTGCATTTAAAGCGTCTACTTGAAGATCTAATACATCTAATTCATCTTCGGCAACAGCAACAGCGCTAAATTCTTCATAAACTTTATTTTTTAAAGGGTGATATAAAGATAATAGCTTTTGTAAATTTTGTTTAGATTTCTCTACTACCATTTTACCGTCTTTAAATATAATATGCCCCATAGTGCACTCTCCGTTTTGTTCATCTACAAGCGGTGAGTCTTGATTTGTTGCGTATCGTATTTCTCTTTGCTTACCTGATTCTTGATCAAAATAAAGCAGCGCATGCTTTTTTGTGTGCCTACCAGGTATTGTATAGGTTAAAGGAGTTTTACTTCCTTTAAGATAATAGATTCTGTCTTTTATTTCCCAACTAGGTTTTGTTGGTTTTTTTGGTGCAGTTTTTACTGCTACCTCTTGAGGTGCAACCTCAACAGCTTCTGCTTTAGCTTGTTTAGCCATAATATAATATAATATAAATGTTAATAAGGGTAATAATTACCCCCGTCAGTTCAACGAGGGTAAGAATTACATTAATGTTGAATCAATTAGATTCCTTTGAATAATACAAAGTTGTTAGCAGCTTGAGTTACTAAACATCTTTCTGATAGGAAGTTTACTTCCATAGCATCAAGAGTTGAAGTAAATGCACCACCAGCAGAACCAGTTAACCAAGACTTCATTCTTCTGTCGTCAGCTTGTGAAGCTCTGTAACGTACATGTAAGAAAGGTCTACGAATATTAGTTCCTAAGATTTGGTCATATACTGTTGAAGTTCCAGCAGGAATTAATACACCTTCAATTGAATTAATACCATTGATAGCACCACGTGTAGAAGCGTCATTTAAGTATTTCCAATCAGTTTTGTAAAAATCGTAAGAACCTCTTCTGAATCCTGAGAATCCAAGGTTAAGAGCCATTTCTTCTGAGTTTTCAAATAAACCAAAAGCAGTTCCTCCAGCGTATCCACCAGAGATGCTAGCTAGCATATCATCAAAATCAAGAGCAGTTTGTCTTTGTAAGAAAAGCATGTTTTCTTCAATAGCACCTTGAGTATCTAAGTTTTTAAGAATAGCATCGAACTCATCAAGACCAGCAGCGGCTGTAAATCCTGATTGTACGTTACCTCTAGCTTGGATAGCAGCAAATAAACCTTCAGATCCTGGGCTTGCAGCAACTCCTGCAGCACCACCAACTTGGTTAAATTCAGCTTCTACCATACTCATTTCTAGGTAATCTTCAAAACGTAGTCTTGTTTCAGACTCAGCTTTTAAGTACCATAAGTATCCAGATGTTCCGTCTTCAGTTGCAACTTCTACCCATCCAATTTGAGCCATATCAGATCCAGATACTACGTATTGGCTTCTTAATATGATTGGTGAATTAGAGTATTGAGTAAGCTGAGGATCAACACTTATACGTCCTTGGTTTAAAGCAGCAACGCTACCTTGAACAGTATCAGTTCCTTTTCTGTAATCAGAACCGTATACAAATACTTTTTTATCTGCAGCAACTGACCATCCGTTTCCAGCAATAAGAGCTACATTATCAAAAGTTTGTACAGTAAGAACTTGAGCACCAAGTCCAGAAGCTGCGTAAGCACCAGAATCAGTAACAATAGCTTTAGCTTCAGCTCCAGTTACAGGATCTAAAATAACAATTGTATCATTAATAGAAACAACGTTAGCTTGTGCAGCTGGTAAAGTTACAGCTGTATCATTTCCAGCACCTGGTCCAGCAGCTACACCTACACCAGTGTAAGCGATGTGTAATCTATTTTGTTCAGACCAAATTACTTGATCAGATGTCATTGGCATTTCAGCGCCAACCATACGTAAAAAACCAGATAACGTTCTGTTTCCATAACGCTCTACTTCTTGTTCGTATACTTCAGGTAAGTATTGTTGTGCAAAGGTGTTTGTATCACCAGCACCACCACCACCATTAAATTGTAGGTAGTTGCTGTTCAATACCTCCTGAACTTGTGAAGGGATTAACCCTCCGAATTGTGGAGATAAACTCATAATTTTAAGTTTTTAATTAGTTAAATTTTCTTGTTTTTATTTTTAATTTTGTAGAATCAGCACCACTAATTGATTTTACTTTAAGACCGTTTATAAAAACATTACCTTGTTGAGATCTTGCTTTTGTATCAGTTAAATTCTTTGATTTATTAACCACTTCTTTAACTGCGTCGGCTTTACCTTGTTCGTAAAAATGAGCGGCAATCTTATCTACATTTTCAGCAGCATACATAGCTTTGTGATAACCTTTCGTATCATTAACATTACCTTCGCTGTCTAGAAACTTTCCGACAAGGTTTGTTAGATTTGATTGGTTTTCAGCAACGTTTTGAGCATTTTGAATATTATATTTATACCTTTTATCTCCAACTTTAATATCGAAACCTTCGAAATCGTCATTAAATAATTTTTTGGTATTTTCTTTAAACTGCTCATGTTGCAACGTAGCCTGTTCTTGTTGCTTGTTATATCGGTTGAAAAAATCCATAGCTTTTTGTTGTTCCTGAGTGACGCCCGGTCTCAACTTGATCTCGTCGTAATATTTACTCTTTGTTTCCTCTAAAAAACCTTTGGCTTTTGCAACTTCTTCTTTAAACGCAATTTTCTTTTTGCGTATATCTTTTGGTTCGTCTAAATCTTCATCAAATGAAAAATCTTCTAACAAAAGATCAATATCTTCACCTTCTAAATAAGGTTTATTTTTTTTGTAATACTCTTTTAATAATGTTTTATCATCTATTTTAGAATAATCAGTATTAAGTCTAGTGTAATCTTCTATAGTTCCACCAGTTTCTTCCATAAAGCTAACTAGTTTTTCTATGTTTTCTGGTAGTTGTTTACCTAAAACCTTTTCATCTCTAATAGCTTCTTTAACTTCTGCTTCAACTTGTTTAACTTCAGCTTCTGTTATTTCTTTGATTGCAGAAAACCCTTCAGTAGTCTCGTTGGACTCTTGTACAGGTTCTTCCACCTTAACGCTATCTCCGGATGATGTATCTCCAGATACTTCTTTTGTTTCTCCGATTTGAATGGCATCTTCTTCTTTTTTTATTTCAACCTTAGTAATATTATCTGGTACCTCTACTAAAGGTTCTTTTGGATTAACATTTACTTTTGTAATGTTATCTTTTGTTTCTACTAATTTTTTAGGAGTTGTTTTCTTTTTTAATTTAAACTCACCTTCCTGTTTAACAGGTTCATTTGTTTTTACTTCTTCTGACATAATATAATATAATTAAATAATTAATAATACAGTTTAAATAACTGTAGGAAACGGCTGAAGGCTATTTTCTGTTTCAAAATCAATAGGTCCTGTGTCGTTTTTTCTTTGGCTTATCATTTCACTCTGTTGAGTTGCTTGAATTTTTGTTCTTTTATCTTTTCTGTTTTCTATTCTATTTTCTTTTGCCTCCATGCTTTTTACGTCCATTTGCTTCAACTGCATGTCGTATTGAAATTGCTGTTGTAGTCTTTGTTGCTCTATTTGAGCAGCGATTTGCATACGTTCAATTTCCATTTGGCTTTTAGCTTGTTCGTATTGAACATTAGCACCTGATATAGCTTCTTGTTTTTGAACTTCTGCCATAGCTGTTTTTTCTGCAGTGTCCGCTTGAGCAGCAGCTTGAGCTTGTATATTAGCTTGCTGAGACTGTTGGTCTTGGATCATTTTTTGCTTACGTTTTATTTTAAGCATTTGGTTTGCTAGTTTAAGATTTTTAATTTGTCTTAAATCTATAGCGTCTTCAAGATCTATACCACCTGATTGTAAAGCTACTTGTATATTTTCTTCTAATTTTGCTTGTTCTTCTTCATCTGGTTCTAGTTCTAAAAATATACCAAAATCATGTAGATTTAAATTATTAACTTCTTGTAAAGTTTCAACATTATAAGTTGATATGGAATTTTCTAAAGCTTGTCTCGTTAATGGAAACTCTAAAGCATCTGAAACTTTTAAAGCAATATTTTCTGCTATTTTTAAAGTTAAATATAAACTAGACTGTTTGATGTGTCTAGTTGCTACATTAGAAGCATTAGCCGCTATTTTTTGCAACCCAACAAGTGTTTGTTTGTCAGGCGTACTACCATCTCTAGCCTCATTAAGTCCTGTCACATCACGTATCATTTGTAAATAATACTGATAAGTAGTTATTAGACTTTGTATTTTTGCTTGACCATTAGAACTATTTAATTCTTGTATAGGTACTTTACCGTGATTAAACTCGCCATCTTGTGTCATTGATCTACCTACAATAGAACCAGTTTGAAAATACATATTAAGCGCTTCGGCAGGATTATAATTAGTACCATTGCCCAGGTCAACTTCCGCAAGCCCATCCATGTCTAAATAAACGCCATCTGGCACCATTCGAGATAAAACTTGTTGTAATTTTAAATGAGTTAATTGTATTATATCAGCAAAGCCAACACACTTACTTACTAAAGATTCTATTTTACCTTTGTATATTCTAGGCGCACATATAGCGTAATTCATTTCTACTTTTGTAGTATCCGCGTAAGGTCTAGACATGTTTTCTGCTAACTCCCATTTTAAAAGAGTATTTGTTCCTAAAACCTTAGCTCCGCTATATAAAACCTCTATAGATCTTGATACTCTTTCAAAGTTATCATTTTCAGGTGGATTAAAACTATCATCTTTTTCAATAGCTTTCATTAAACCTTGATCTGTTTGTTTTATTTTAAATACTTGATTGTGATATGTTTTGTAATCAAAATATAACACTTGAACTGTATTTTCGTCGTAATCACCCCAACCAGTAACATAAGATTTGTTACCAGGCATAGCTTGTATTCTCTTTAACTCATCTTCACTGATATCTGGAAACTCTTTTTTTAACTCTGGGATTGTTATAGCTTTTAACTCACCTACATAGTATATGTCTTCAAAATTTGGATCTTCTGTATAAGAATGCACAATATAAGCAGGATCAACGTAATCTATAGTAACTCCATTAGCTGTGTTAAAGTTAGTTTTAGCAGCAGCAATACCGCAAACTGTCAAGTCCATGTTTAACCTGCGTCTCACTAAGTCGTATTTGTTTTGAGCTAATATAGAAGATATAGCCTCTTCTTCTGCTATTTCAACTGATTGTTTATAACTTAATTGCATATGAAGTTCTAGTTGCTCAGCTGTTTCTGGAATTACTTTTTTATTAGGTGATTGATATAAATCAACTCCTAGTGTGTTTTTTAAACTATCAAGATATTCTTTAGCAAGCATGTCTTCTTGAAGTCTAGAAGCGTACTCTGTTCTTTTTCTTATAGATTCTGGATCTTGAGAATATGCTTTTATGTCATAACTTTTAGAAGAAATACCATTAACTACAATGTCAACAAATTTTGATAAAATAGGAACTGGCTTCCAGTCTAAATTAAGATAAGACAAATCGCCATTAATAGACAATTCATCTTTGTATTTTTGTATGCTTTGTTCTCCTCTTGCGTATTGACGAAGTTGATGATAATTGTTCCAATTAGTTAAATATCTATTGCCACTAGTTCTGCCTCGACCAAACCACTCTTGTTCTATTGCTTGTGCAACTTGAGATCCGTACTCCCAACTTGCTTTTTCAGCAGTGCTTACAACTTGGCTAGGAAAAGCGCTATTAGTGTTAGTATATATGTTCATTTAAATAATTTTTGATGTAATTCCTTTGTTATCGTATTTTTTAAAACCTAAGTCTACAGATTTTAATTCTCTTTTAGCTTGAGGTAAATATCTATGCTTGTTGCAAGCCATTAAAGCTAAACCTGTACTGATAGAAGCATCATGTTTAGTTCTATTATTTATATTAAATGTAGCCCAGTCTTCTAAGGTTTTTTGAAAATACATATCGCCATATCCATTTTCTCTTAGTCCAACAAAATGTTCTATGTATGTTTCTATAGCAGCTGCGTGTGCTTGTTTAATGTCTTCACTTGAATTAGGTATACCACCTATCTCTCTTTCTGTAACAGATAATTTATTTCTTTTTTTATCTGGTCTATTCATTGCGTAACCTCTATATCCTCTTCTTTTAAAATGATATAGTAATCTAGGTTTATTATTTTCTACTAATATTGGCATACCGTAAAAAACACAAGCCATAAGTACATCTTCAAAAAATATTTCAGCAGTTTGTGGTCTAGCTATATATTCTAAAAAGAAATGATTAGGCGGAACGTCCATCATGCTAAACTTAGTTAAACCATGTAATGAACCGTTAGATCCCTTACCATCAACCGTTCCTGATATATCATAAGGATCACAACCAAAAGCTCCTAGTGATTCATTTCCTGGATAATTAACTCCATTTTTTATATATCTTACGTTTTGCATTTCTAACGGCGGAACCCAAGTTATTTTAAATCTACCGTTTTTGTTTGGCATAAATATAACTCTAGTATCTTTTTTAGCATCTTCCCATTGAAAACTACCTGTAGTTATAGCTAATTCATTTTTAGAATCTTCATTAAAATCTATTTGTTGGTAAATCTTAGTTAAGTTAAATAAAGATTCTTTTGACTCATCTCTAAAAGCGTGTTTTGTAGTTCTTGGAAATTGTCTATAAAATTCATTTAAACCATCTTGATCGTCTTTAAGTCCTTCTACTTCGTTTTTCCAATATTCTATTACACCTATTTTTATTTTATCACCTTGTGGTCCTTCAATAGGTTTTTTTGGTGTGTCGAATACAGGTAAGCCATAAGAATCAATGTATCCCTCGTAGTTCCATTCCATAGGTATGAACAAAGAATAGAGTCCTGAGCGAGTCTGTCCGTTGCTGTTTCTTTTGGTAACGTCTGAATCATCATACAATTTCTTAAAGTTTCTACCACCTTTATCTAAAGCGTTAGATGTTGATCCCATCATACACTTACCAATAATTCTAGAACCTAGTCTTAAGGTTGTTTTCGTAACCCTCCAGTTGTTGAGGATGTTGTTCGGCCTTTCCCATTTACCGCTCTCATCGTGGACGAGGAGTTTGAGTTTCTCACCATCGTAGGAGTTGTCACCCGTGTTCTTCCAGTCGATTGTGGTGTCCAAGCCCTGGAGTTCGCCCTGTAAGGTTTCGTCTGTGGTCGTGGCGGTAAGTTTACGACGGGTGTACTTGGTTGCGGGGACACGATAGGCAAGCTCGGTCTTGGGCCTGTCCATACCGTCCTGGGTCGGCTTGAAAAAGAATGGGTAATTAACGGATATCGGTACCACCTTGTCTGTAAACATCTTCTTCGCATCAGGTCCAGTCTTAGATAATACTCCATATCTAGAGTCGGAGGATATTGTAGCCAAGTTGACCACCTCTCCTGAGGCCATAAATGAAAAACCGGAACGTCTGTTCTTAAGGTAGCACAGTCCATAGGATCGTATATCGGCCTTGCAAGCCTCCCAGAAAATGAAGAATAATCTATTTGATTCCCGAAAGTCTGGTGCCCCAACGTCAATTTTGCTCCACTGCAAGTACATGTAATGAGTACCAGTAAGGTAAGTAGCAACGCTTTTGTTATAAAACCAAAAACCTTCCTCCCTACGGGTAAACTCTTTATCAATGTAATCATACCATTTTTCTTTAAAATCTTGTGGATATTGCTTCCAGTCGAACGTTGTTTTTATCTTGCTTAAAACCTTAGGATATTCAGTTTTATTCCATTTGTTATTATCAAACGTATGAATATCTTTCTTTTCAGGCAAAGCTATTTTTAGGTTTTGTATTTCATAAACCTCTCCAATTTTACCGGTTTTACTTATCACAACCATGTCGTGATCTTCGTTGTAACCGTATTCCCACTTGTTATACCTATTCATTCTTTTAAGAACCTTAGGTTTTATGTGGTCGGGTAATACTTTATATAGAGTTTGTTGATACATTATTTTTTAGATCTACCTTCTGCAAAGCCTTTAAAATTACTTTGCTTTATTTCTTTTGGTTTTTCATCTAACATATCCTGCTCTTCTTGTATTCTATTTAATATTTCAAAAGCATCAAATATTGCTAATTTTTTTGTTGCTGCTGCATTTTTAAGTCTGTCAGCAGATATATCATCATCTGAATCTACAATAGGTTCTTTAGCTACCTTTATCAACTCCTCAACTGCTATTTGCCCAGCTTGGATTATATTTTTCTTCGTCTCCTTGGTTTTCATACTTAATTACAATATCATTTGATTTCATACAATAAAGTCTTTCGTTATTAACTAAAAACTCCCATTCACCATTTGGTGTATAGCCAACTAAGTCGCCAGGAGTTATTTCTAGCTTGTTTAACGAGCTATTGCCATACTTTAGTATACCAATAAGACTACGCTCTTTATCTAGTGTTAGATCTTGATTATCTTTTATAGGTTGTATAAAACATCTATCGCCAAACGAGTGATAACCTTTATTATTTTTATATAAATAAATTTGATCTATAGCACAAAAATATAAATTATCTTTAAAATAAGATCTACTTTTTTTCTTAACACCTTTCATGTCGTAAAATGTTCTAAAAACATTTTGATGCACAACTATTAAATCACCTTCTTTTATTAGTGTCTTAATAGCTAGTGGTGTTTTGACAACCTTAGCTATTCTGTTTACAAATTTCCAGTTTTCTATTTTAGTGTTAACTACTAGTTCTTTGTTACCCACTTTCACCGTGTTACTGTATTTTTCACCTACAGGTTTTACGATAAAGTCATATAAACTGTTCATTAATATTGCAGATCGTATTCTACTGATATTGCCATGTTAGAGTTAAATTTCTTCCAAGGCAATACTTCGTTGCTTTTCTTTATATGTATATTATAAGAATTATCTGAATCTTCAAAAAGTATATGAGATATTTCATGACCACCATAAACCTGTTGACCTACTGAATAATGCATGGCGTCATTCTTGTAGTCAGATCCAATACTAATTTTTCTAATATTACTCGGCATCTTCTTTTTCTATATCAGTATAAGATCCGTCTTTAAGATCAATATTAATTGAGCCGTATTCGTCTTCTAGTTCTTTTTTAGTATTTTCAATTTCAGCACTAAGTTTGTCAATTCTAGAGTGTGCATTCATTTTTTGTACTTCAATAACACCAATTGATCTTAGTAATCCATTTAACTGAGTTTGTTGCTCATTAACTAATTTTAGTTGAGCTTCTTTTATTTTTTTAGCTTTTGCCATAATTTAATTTAATTTAATTGTTATTATATATTTATATAGTCACCTATATATTAACTATTTACATATAACTATATCAGCTTCTACTATTCCTGTGCCAAACCCTGTAACATAATCTACAGCCACTGGTAAAAATGATCCAGCTTGTATTTCTTTGAATGTTATAGCTTGTGCTACAACTGGTACGCCACCATTAACCGCTGTTATTACGGCTGTTGCTCCTCCAGCGCCACCGCCCGCTTCAGTAACAGTGATAATGTCGCCAGGATTATAACCAGATCCAGCGTCTACAATAGCTAAAGACTGTATAACCCCACCTGTTTGTGTTATAGCTACAGTTAAACCTTGAGCCATATTATTAGAACATGTTGTTGTTGCGGTTACAGTAGTGTAAGCAGCGCCTCCTGATGTTAGACTTAGTGAGCTAACAGAATTTAAACTAGTTCCAGCTAATATAACGTCTAGATCTCCTGTTTTTTGCATGTATATTATGGAGCTACATAGATTAGTACCTAAAACTCCTGATTGATTTTCAAAAACCCACGCTGGTTTACCGTTAGGAGTTCCTGTTTTACCTACAGGTCTCATAGCTTTGCCAGCTATACTGTCACTTATTGGAAATTTACCCATTTTTTTATTTATTACTTATTGATTTATATTTCTCAAAACCACGTGATCCAAAGTAAGCCACGTATACGGTTGTTAATAGTTGTTTTAATAATTCTATCCATTCTTGTTCTACAGTAAAAGATATTTCGTGATGACTATCAACCCATATAAAAGCTATAGCCATAAACGATAAGAATATAAGCGCCATAGGACGCGTGTTTTTACTAAGCCAAGAGTCAGATGTCATATCTGATTCCCAACGTTTTGTGATTTGATCTTCAGCTGTAGCGGCTGCTTTCTCAACTATAACCTGTATGTCTTTTTTGATTTGAAGTTTTTCCTCTTCAGTGGTTGTTAGTTTATCGATAACTTCACCAACATCTTTGATTACGTTACCGCTTAACCATTGCCAGATTTTTTTCATCGATCTTTATTTAAATTTTTGTTTCTATCACATATTTAGCTCCTGGAAAAGTATAATCATATCCAGGATACATAACCTTCGTATAACCTCTATCGTCTGTTCCTAGTACTTTAAAATTAACACCTTTCATTGTTATTTTATTTCCTTGTATTATATTTTGATGTTTATTTACATCAGGACTATCACTTAGATAACCTTTTTCTGAAAAATTCATTATGCGTTTTTATATGCTTCAGCTTCCCATGGTAAGTTTTTAGCACCTTCTTCCATGTCAGCTCGTGAATATTTTTTACCTTTCCAGTACACAAAATTATCGTCGTAATTTAAATCACCACGTTTCATTTGATCTAAATGCACTTTTTCATGCGCAATAACTTCCGCACACTCAGATGGATCTAAATCTTTATTTAAAATTATAGTTCCATTGTTGTTCGCTTTACCCATAACGCCGTCTTCCATATCTACATTGTAAACTGGAGTATTATCAATTTTATAAGGAGGATTGCTAAGTTTAAAAGCCATAGTTATTTTTTATATGGAAACATTTTATTTAATGCTCCTTTTCTAGCAGCACAACCGCAAGGGATATTTAACCCCTTGCTAACTGTGTCTACCATTTTTTTAATACCAGTAGCTTTAGTAAACTTTTCTATATCGTCTCCTAAACCTGTTGATCTCATTACGCGTATAAAAATGCTGTAAATGTTACATAAACCGCATCAGCAACGATTGGTTGACGTCCTTGTCCGCCAGCGTTTGGATTTGGATTTTGCGCAGTGTTAACTGGCTGTCCAACAGTTGATACAACTCCTCCTGGGTTTGCAGCTAAAGCAGCATTAAAAGCAGCTAATACGTCTCCTGCAGTAGCAGCAGCTGTATGAGTTATTTCTAATGTATTAAATCCAGCTCCTTGTCCAAAAAGAATAGTTGTTTTAGTAGTTGGGTTAGCAGTAGCATCGCCATCCTCACCTGGTCTTATACCGATAATTTTGTCAGTTGCTACTAAAATTTCTGGTGTATTAGCCACTCCAGATAGTGGGATTTTTAAAAATTTTGCCATTTTTGTTAGTGTTAGTGTTAGTGTTAGTGTTAGTGTTTGGCTGAGGTTTTTACAGTCCTCTCTGTTTTATTAATAGTTTCCAGACTTAATATTTCCAATTAATTTATTCATTTTTGTATTAGCATCATTAATAGAATCTCTAACAAATCCAGTCCTTTCAGATAATGCTTTAGTCTTGTTAAATTGTTCTTCTGTCGGAAACTTAGTTTTATTATAGTTTTCAATAGCCTTTTTTGCGTCTGAGTCTGCTTTATTAATAACTTCCTCTTGAGTTTGTCCTTGTTTATTTAGTCTATCATTATAGATAGTCATGCTTTCTTCATTTTGATTTAAAGGTGACATTCTAGACGATTGCGCATGTTTTGACATCCAAGAAGCATGAGATGCTACTGGATTATCATGCATTAAGTTGTACTTTTCTTGTTTGTTTGATTCCATGATTAGTTATTTGTGATTTATGTTATTTTTTCTTGTAAATTCGTTGTGCATTTTGGCAACAGATCCATGATGTTCTTTGTCATATTTCATATCGCCAGCTAACTTTGATATGTGTTTTTCGTCAGCAGTCATGTTTTCGTCACTATGCCCGTGTTTATTATCATATAACACATCTCTTTTTAAATAATCTATATGCGCAGCATCGTCTCTTTCAGATGCTTTATAATTGCTACTAGTTACTTTTGTGTTTGAGCAACATCTAGCGTTTCCAGTATATTGTCCGTAATGTCCTTTTGAATATCCCATTTTTTATTTATTTATTTAACTACAAACACCATTTTTATAAGTACCACCAGCTAAAATACAATCTGCCATAGCTTGTTGCTGTTTAGTGTTAGTGTTTGATTTATTTTTTGTTGCTTTTGCTGCAATTAATTCTGTTTTTTTATTGAATTTAGAATTAGCATCAGTAGGCAAATAATTACCACTTGTATCGAATGTTCCTTCTCCTTTTTTAACTCCTCTTTTTTCCCTTCTAGCAACTCTTTTTTCTTGGTAATTACCTATGTTTTCAGGAGTCATAGCAGCTCTAGATCCAGCTACTATATTATCTTGTAATCTTTGAAAATCTGCAGCGTTAGAAACATAATGATAATCATCAGCGTTTTGATAACTACCGCGTAAAGGACTACCGTAATTGGCTACGCTTTCAGTTTTTTTTTCATCTTATGATCTGCTTTGGCCTCTTTGATTTGCTTTTCTACTTGTACTTGTAACTCGTAATCTACTCCTCCTTGGCCTTCAGCTCCTTCTTCTCCTTTTTTTACTCTAGCTAATTTAGCTTCTAATGCTGCAATAGCTTTAGGGTCGTGCTTTTTAGCTGGTGAATCGTGATGCATCTCTGCTGGAGACGCTAATATAGCCGCTTGGTGCTCTGGTGATAATTTGTTTTGACCTCCAACTAATGCTTTAGAAGCTGGACTCATAGGTGATTTAGCCGAAAAGGCTTTTTGAAATGGTGAACTCATAATTATATTTTTTCGTATGTTGATGTATTTTTTGGTGTGTTTGTTAATACGCCATCTTCGCATTCAACGTATTTTCCATATTTTTTACTATAAAAAGGTTTATCTCTTTTACAAGCTACTTGCTGTAAAGAATCTTTTGTTTTTTGAGATAACTCTCTTTTTTCTTTGCTAGCGTCTGTCTCTACAACAGAAGGTTCTTTTTGTCCAAATTCTTTTTTTTGATACAGTGGACTTTTGGCCATAAATGGGCTTGTGAAATTACTACTCATAATGTTTATTTTTATTGATCGTCTCCAGTTTTCTTAAGAACAATCTTTCCATTAACACATTCGAATTCTCCTTTTTCTCTATTGTATTCAGCTAAATTTTCTTCTGCGCTAATTGGAATTTCTTTTTTATCATATCCTCCAGCTTTGTTTTTCTTAGACATATCTAAACTAGTCTTAGATTTTCTTGACATATAGCTTTCTTTTTTCTTTGCCCAAGCAGCGGCACACTTATCTTGATAGAATGGTGAATTACTTTTCATATTATTTTTTTTTACAACCAAAGTTATTTGCGTAATTAGCCATTTTAACTACTTCATCGCTGTATTTATTTTTACTTTTCATTACGGCGCTAGCTGCAGAACACGCGTCTTTAAACCCGTTTTTTTTAGCCCAAGCAGTAAACTTGCCTTTGTTCTTTTCCTTTATTTCAGGGAAATCTTTAAATAGTGGACTAAACATTAGTAACCTCCTTTTCCTTTAGCACACTCTGTTATAGGCATACCTTTATAATAGGTTTTTGCTTTTAACAATTGCATACCTGTTATTCCTGAACTTGAACCAACACCGTGTATTCTACCTTGTTGATCTAATGGTCCGTCCCATATTGCGCTTTCACCTACAACGCCGTGAGCGTTTTTAGATGCCATCGTCGCATTGTAATTTGGATCTGTTTTATGCATAATATTTATTTTAATTTTTTATTTTTAATATTTTCGAAAATGTCTTCCAGCAAAAGGTCTTAATGTATCTCTAGGTTGATCTTCACCTTGGTCGTAATTAGAAACAGTAGAGCTTGTAGGTCTTGGACCACCATAAGTTTCATTTTGATCTAAAGTTGTCATAAATTGACCTTTATCATCTTCTTGTATTTCACTAAGATTTTCAACGTTGTACTTCATTCCTGAGATCTTGTCTTTCAAGTTATTAGATTTGTACGTGCTTTTTTCGTGAATACCTTCCTCTATTAGATCTCCAACATTTGCGTTTTGCGTTCCTAGTTTTTGCTGAAAAGGTGTAACTGAATTTTGTCTCATTTGCGTACTTCCAAAAACCCCTTGAGCAGCTGTCATAGCTGGATTATTAAAAACAGGATTAGCGTTACCCATCGTATTAGATGGTTGAGGAGGCATATTACCCATGTTTGCAGAAGCGGGCATTCCAGTTATTGGATTTATCGCAGAAGCTATAGCTCCAATTCCAGCGGCTAATTGTTTATTTGGTGAATCTTTATAGGCCATGTTATCTATTTTTATCTTTGTTTACGTTGTATATAGCTTTTGTTAAAACTTTATCAGTATAACTTTTACCATTTATTAATTTATTTCTTCTTTTACTTGTAGGTAAATCTTCTTCACCTAACATTATTCTGTATATTCTATGTATAAGTTGTTTGCATTTAAATGATACTTGATACATATTGTGTTTTTGAGTTGTTCTGTTTCTTTTTCTCCATATAACAATCCAACCACTATCAACAAGTCTACTCCATCTTCTAGTTTCCCAGCTATAAGAGTATGTGCCTATTTTAAAATCTTTTATATTAAAAACACCTATAGAATCTAAATAAATTAATAATTCTAAATCAGCGTCATTTAAATCATTATTCTTACATGCCCATTTCCTAATTATCCTATAATGCTTAAGTAAGTTTAATTCTTTAATGTCACTAACACTTAAGCTTCTCATGTCACTATTACTACGTCTTGAGCTTTTATAACGTGATATAATATTTTTTCAAATTCTACTTTATGACCAGCATGTCTATCAAAAAATATATTATCGTCTTTTTTTATACCAACAACTTCTTCACCTGCAGATACAACTACGGCTTTAACGTACCTTATATCTTCTCTTTGGTTTTCAGCAAGAAGTAAACCACCTTTAGTTTTAGTAGTACCTTCTTTTTCTTTGATTATTATTAAATTTCTACCTACTGCCTTCATCTATTCTCAAATTATTGATTACACAATCTGTTGACAATATCGTAGTAGCTACTGAAGCTGCATTTTGAAGTGCACTTTTTGTTACTAGCAATGGATCTATAATGCCTGACTTAATCATATTTACCATATTTCCTGTAACCACGTTTAACCCTCTTCCTGTTTTTTTAGGTACTTCATAATCTTCAATACCAGCGTTGCTAAGTATTGTTTCAAATGGAGATTTTATTGCTTTTAATAAAACCTCTTCACCAATAGATTTAGATTTTATTTTACCTGAAGCATTCAAGAGAGCTATACCACCACCAGAAACTATACCTTCCTTTATTGCAGCTTTAGTAGCACAAATAGCGTCTTCAACTCTATCTGTTTTTTCTTTTAATTCAATATCAGAATTAGCACCAATTTTAACAATAGCAACTTTAGCGGCTAGCATTGCTAATCTTTTTTCTAATCTTATAACATCAGGTGTAGTATTTTTTTCTAATAACTTAGACTTAATGTCATTTATTATGTTTTTAACCTGCTCTGAGGTTTCTTTGACCTGTATAATAGTTTCACTATGAGTTGTAATACTTTTAACGCATTTACCCAAATGTTCTATTTGAATAAGATCCATATCATCTCCTAAGTCTTCATTTATAATTGTAGCGTTTGTAAGCATTGAAAGATCATCAAGCATTTGTTTTCTATTAACACCGTAAGTAGGTGCGTCAATAACATTTATGCGTATGTTTCCTTTCATTTTATTCATAGCTAGAGCAGATAAAACACCTTGTTCTAAATCGCCTATAATAAGCAAAGGTTTGTTGTTTTTTATTACGTACTCTAGCACTGTTTGAATCTGCCTTATTGTATCAATAGGTGATTCAACCAATAGCACTAGTGGATTTTCTAGTTCAGCAGACTTTGTTTCTTTATTTGTTACAAAATGAGAGTTTTTTAATCCTTTTTCATATTGAACACCATCAACTATTTCTATAGCTGTTTCACCTATTGGTGATGGTTCCATTATAACAACACCCGTGTTATCTACGGCTCTAAAAGCGTCTGCTATTAATTTTCCTAAATTTTTATCATTATTAGTAGATATTGTTGCAACATTATCTATCATATCTCCAGTAACTTTTACAGATACTGATTCTAAATAGTCTACTACTTTTTTTACAGCTAAGTTGATCCCTTCTTTTAGTTCTCGTGAGTTTGTCTTAGTAGCTACTTTGTATGCTTCTTTCAATATAGCATGAGCAATCACGGTGGCTGTGGTTGTCCCGTCTCCAGCTTCTCTAACAGTTTTACGAGCAGCTTCTTTTAGTAAAGTAGCACCCATGTTTTCAACAGGATCTCTTAGTATCACCGAGTCTGCGACCGTTACACCATCTTTTGTAATCACTGGTCTTCCAGCATTATCTTCTAACATTACACATTTACCGCTAGCCCCAAGTGTGGAGCTAACAGCAGTTGTGAGTTTTGTTATACCTTTAAATACTTCTTCCCTAGCTTTGTCACCAAAGTTAAGGTTCTTGACTATTAAGTCTGACATAATTTAATTTAATTTAATTTTATTTATTTTATTTAAAAGTCTTAACGACTTGTGGTCCACGAATATGAGCTAATTTTTTCTCATAATGGTTAATAGAAGCATCTATTGCTGATTCAGCGCCTTCCATTGTTTCGCGTCTCGTTACATCGATCCAACAATCTTCTTTTTTAGGATCAAGGTATTCTGTTTGGTAAAATCCATTTGGTAGTTGTACAATCCTCCAGTTTTTCTTCTGAACTATGTGTTCCCAAATTTTCTTGGTTTCTTCCGTAATTTGTGGTTGACTAGTCCACGTGTTAGTCTGGTAAAATAGTGTCATTGGTTTTGGTTTTAGTTTGACATTGGTTATCGCTCTTACCGAGCAGGTATATTTCTATTATCACTGGTTTTATAACATTTTTACTATTATGTCATTACTTCTAATTTAATATATAAAAAGCCCATATTTGAACCAAGATTACCTCTCCAGTAATCTAAACTTTGGTTACCACTAGTTATTGAAACCGTTGGGCTTCTTAGCCAAAAATTTTTATTTGAATATCCTGGACTAGATGTTTCAGCATAGTAATAAGTGCTGTCTCCTCCTGTGTACGGTGGTGGCGATAAACCAGTTCCTCCTGATGGAGGAGCGCTGTTAGCTCTTTTGTTCCATCTTAAAGCCGTTGTACCTGTAGCTATATCAAACCAGGTTACGCTTGAATAAGAGGCAGTATTACTTCTACTGGTCTGCCACGCTGTTCCTGAATAAGTATCAAAATCAAAAGTTGTTGTACCCAAGGTTGCGTTTCCACCAACTTGTAGATCTCCTCTAAAGCCAGTTCCACTAACGTAGTGCCATATAAACTTAATATCATGCCCTATGTAAGCATCATCAAGAGTTATCACTTGATTAGTCCAACTGCTAGAACTAGATAATGATTGTCCAAAAATAGTATTAACTTGACCTGCAAAAACACCGTTGTAATTTCTAAAATTAGATAATCTATCTTTAGAACCTTCATAGGCTGGATCAAATGCGTTAGCATTTGCATTGGCAAAACAGTCTACCAGATCATCTGGCTGAGGGTTAAGTTTATCAAACTCGTCAACTACATCTTGTAAAGAAAAAGTATTAGTGTCTGGAACCGCCATTATTTTTCTAGCTTTTTAATTCTTGCTTCTAACTCAACAATTTTACTTATTAATAAATCTATATAAGCAACAGACTTTGTTCCGTCTACATCTTCTCTTACAAACTCTGGATTTGTTTTTTCTAACTCTTGAGCTATTACACCAACTCTTTTATAATCTGGTTCTAGCTTTAATTCAAAGCTCTTCCATTTAATATCTATTTTTTTAGGCTCTAAATCTTTTATATTCTTTTTTAATCTTTCATCTGAAGATAATATAAAATTTGTAGCAGTTGCGGTTCCGGTACAATAGATATTTGTTGTATTAGCCACAGGTCCTATACTAAAATACACTGTCTCGTTTGTAGTACCTGTGCTTATATAAGTTTGACTACTTGCTTGTAGTATTTGCACGTATTTATTTGAAGTAGATCCCGTATATCCAGTTATACTTCCAAAAAAAGCAGAGTTTCCTCTGACATCTAGTTTAGCAACTGGACTCCCCGTGCCAATACCTAAATTGCAATTAGCAAATTCAGCCACTTCATCTGGTGATGAAATCTCAAGATAAGACTGTTGTTCACCTCCACTTATGTCACCAAATTGATAAACATAACCATCATTGTCAATATCAAGACCCGTTTCGTTTCCATTTGTTACTCTAAAACCAGATCCGTTAACGTGTAACTTGGCAGTTGGTGCATTAGTTCCTATTCCAACGTTATTATTAGAATGAATCCGCATTATTTCAGTCGTGCTTCTTAAAAACGCGTGTGTGTTAGCTATATAGTTTAGAGCGTTGGTTGCGTTGTCTATAGTGCTGTATGTAGTCTCAGATCTAACGCTGAATCTATTTGTACCGCCTGTATCTCTTAATATTAAATATTGCTCACCTCTTATAACTCCATCTACATCTAATTTAAAACTTGGGCTATTATTTCCAATCCCGACGTTGCCTGTATTTCCTTCAATAAACATTTTAGTCGTGGTTGTTGTTCCCGTGCTAAAATAAATATCATCGACGTCTCTAGTTGTTCTTAGATTTAAATGATTATTTAACGCTCTCACATATGACGTTCCTGAATCATCAGTCAATAAAATTCCTCCATTGTCGCCAAACCTACCTTCTCCATCAACATCTAGTTTGTATGAAGGACTAGCTGTCCCGATACCAACATTACCTCCATTAAAATATGAAGTAGAATCAGAACGTACCAGTACATTTGTATTACCAGCATCATCTCGAAGATACATACTAGCATCATTACCGGAGTCAAAGAAAAATCCAGAATAGTTGGATCCATTAGAATCATATCTAGCTGCCCAGCCATTAGCTGTAGCTTTACCTAATATACCTACAGAACTAGCTCCTCCAGTGTTTGCATTTATTCTTCCAGTAACAGTAAGATCACCGTTTATATTTTCATCACAATATAATTCTATTGCCATTTAATTTAATTTTATTATTATTATGCTATTACTTTAGTAATTAATACTCTTATGTTTCCTGCTGGGAAACTACCTCCAGAAATACCGACTGCATTTGTAGAGGTTCTATCAACACACGCGTGTATTGTTTCATAGTTAGTAGCATTATAGAGTTGCACTATTACATCATAAGATCCTAAATTGTGTGTTACTGTTCCAAACCCAGTTATAGTAGCAGCATATGAATTAACATCATGTGTTGCTGCTGCTAGGTTAGATATGGTAACTGCTTTGTTAGTATCACTGCTTGCATCGTAAATTATTAACTCATCAGTAGTTGCAGGTGCACCACCTAAATTTGTTTGACCTTTAATATCAAGACCAACTTTTGGTACAGGGCCTGTACTGTCTGTTACTTTTATACCTCGTTCGTCACTTACTGTTGCAGCTGATACAGCTGTTACGTCACCTTGTGGTATAGCTGGGAAAGTAACTAAATTACCTTCACCATTTATATATTGACTAGAAGAACCAACAACATCAATATCTATAGCAGGTGTTGTGGTTGCACTACCAACGCTTACAGTAAACGCGTTTCCTTCGTGCGAAGCACTAACGCTAGTTACAGTACCACCTGAGTTGGTATTTGACCAAGGCACGTTGACTACTAAATTGTCTGAACCATCAACTTGAACCTTGTATGTTCTAGATGCTGTTGTAGTCGAAGTATTAGCAGCTGTGCTTTGAGTTCCGTCTACGTTTGCATTTATAGTGTTTCCTGATAAACTTAAACCTGTACCCGCACTTCTCTGTGTGTTTGTATCTGTCGATGTTATGGTTAGAGTATCTCCAACGACAGCAGTAGACGCGCCACCGGCACCAACTATTGTTAACGTATCATTGTTATTATCAGCTACGGCTGTACCAGATGATGATGCTACGTTTTTGAATATGTTTTGAGAAGAACCTTTATCTGTGTTAGTTAAAGTTGCTTGACCTGATGAAATGTTTGAGCTTATACCAGTTCCGCTTGGATTTATAAACATTAAACCAGGTGTCGAGTTAGTTGCAAGATCTGTATCAGATTGTACAACTATGAAATCTGCTTCAGTGGCATTACCTGCTGTTTTAGCTGTTTGAACTATAACAGAATCTCCAGGAGTTAAAGGTGTTGCAGTGTTTCCAAAGAAATTACCAGCTGTAGTTACTACATAGTAATCACCTACTGATATAGCGACATTAACATATAAATCTCCACTTAGCGGTGAATCTAAATCACCCGTGTTGGCGTTGAAACCACCTTTGAATTCTAATAAACCTGTAAGAGCAGATTGTACGAAAGCGGTTGTTGCTATTTTTTCTGAACTATCACCAGAAGACGGTGTGTCAACATAACCAAAACCACTAGCATCTCTAGCTATAAGTCTTGAAGGTGTAGAAGCTGTAGTTCCTAAAGCATTAATAGTAGGTACTGGGCCTGAAGCATTAGATATACTTATATAATCTCCCTCTGTAAGACCTGTTAAATCTCCTTGAGGAATATTAGGGAATGTTACTAAATCACCTTCACCATTTACGTATTGAGATGATGTTCCTTGCCATACACCTGTCATTGTGCCAGATCCTGTAATCGTGTTTGAAGCTACATTTAATGAGTTACCGTCAGTTTTAAAGTTTACACTTGTAACACCAGATACTACTGATGACGATGCAAACGGTAAATCAGAAACTAAACCTCTTTTAACAGCGTCACTAGCACTAGAGTCTGCATACATTACAAGATCAGTGGTAGCTATAGCAGTTCCTTCAGCGTTTGCAGCTTTAACTACAACGTTGTTTGTACCTGTGTATTGTACGTTTACTTCTGGAGTCGCTGTAGATCCGTCGTCTATTCTAATACCATCTCCAGCATCAATACCTGTTACATCACCTTGAGGCGCTAAAGCTATTATACTACTTATTGATGATTTTTTTGTTAAGTTTGAATCGCTTACATCTTGTATAGCTACAAAGTCTCCAGTCGCTGCTGATACACTCGTTAATTCACTTACATCTAAATTAATAGTTAAAGTATCTGTTGCGCTAACTGCTGTATCAATACCTGTACCACCTACAAATGTAGCTGTGTTTCCATCAGCTATTGCTTGAGGTGTTCCTGTATCTCCATCTAACGTCCATGAAGTATAAGATCCAGATGGTGTTGCCCATGTTCCATCACCTCTATAGAATTGAGTGTTATTTCCAGTTCCTCCAGCCAGTGTACTAGTTAAAGTTACAGCGCCAGTAGACACGTTGACTGAATTTGTTATATATGTAGATGTACCGCCAGCTAGTGAAGATACGCCTGAACCAGTTCCATCCATTTCAACCCATGCGCTTCCATTATAAAAATACATAACGTTAGTGGTGGTGTTGTAATACATTTGACCTTCTACCTCACTACCTGTCGCTGGTGCAGAGGTTTCATTGTCTATGACCGGAAGCACAAGCTCATTACGGTTCATTTCAATATCAGAGCCATTCATCGCGATGGCGCAGTAGTAATTAATAGGCATAGTTTATTTTTTTAAATTTGTTAGTTTAGTATTGATGACCCCGCGACGCTTTCGTCAAAGTCAACTGTTATTGTTGTTGCGTTAGTATATGTTATACTTCCTTTTATTTCGTTTGGCGGATTTGCTGTGTCAGTTAACGTCACTGAAGGTTCTGCCTTGCCTGTTGTGTTATTTATAACCCATTGATTAGCTAGGTTAAAATTTTGTTTTAAGTTTACATCTCCACTATTTATGTCAAAATGTATCAATGTGTATTGTGTTCCTTCTGGAGCTATTATTCCGTTGCCACCAATATAAGTTAATGAGGCTATATAATAAAAAGCATCTTGCGGGTCTACACTATATGAATCTAAACTATAGTTACCAAATTGACTTATCTCATCACCTTGTCCTAATAGTATGGATCTACCTGTTATGTACTCTAGAAACTTTACTACATTCTGGCCGTTTAGTTCAGTTGTAGATATTCTTATCTCTGTTAAGGTGCTAAGTTCATCTCCAGTGCCACCACCGCCAGTTTTAGATATACTTCCATTTCCGCCGTTCTGTGTATTTGACCACTTAAAAGACATTTGACCACCTATATTAACTTTAGCATTAATATTTAAATAAGTAGCTACTGCCGATGCAGTGAATTGCTTTGTTTGTTTATTACTGGCTTCGCTGCCTATCCAAGCATCGTTGTCAGTAACAGTAGTATCAAATGGATACGAACTTATTCTTGCCATGTTTTTATTATATTACTTGATATCTAACCGTAATAGAAACAAATCCTGTTCCTGTAATGGTAGCTGAGCTTATTACTCCAAAAGTTACAGGACTGTTAAGAGCAGGTGATGTAGCTCTTAAAGCAAAAACATCTATTTGACCTGTAGTGTCTGTATCTCCAAAAGAAGCAGGTATGCTAGCCTGTATGGAATCTGCATTTATGTTGCTGTAAGAAGCCTGCGCTCCTAGAACAAGATCAGCATTCCAATTTAAAGACGTTAAAGGATTTGTCGGGTAACCTAACACTGTTAAGTAAGCTTGAGTCACAAGTGTTCTCCCTGCTTGAGCTGGCACGATAGTTATTGCTGAAGTTGCTAAAGCTAGCCACTCTGCATTTGTTAATGTTCTTGTTACTTCCGTGTAGTCCTTGGTTATTAGTGTAGATATTTGACCTACCGAGAAGTTTCTTGTTAAATTCTTTTTAGTACCGTCTGATTGCACAACGTCCATCTGCGTTCCTACTAGCATAGTGTTTACTGCTGCCGTACCTTGTGGATATGCTTGTATTTCTGCCATAATAGTTTATTAGTTTCTTATACTATATATACTTACAGGTAAAGTGAGGTTTTTACAAGTGTGACACTAGCCCATTACTTATACTTCTTAAAAGGCTAATGTCCTATTTTAAAAAAATATCACAAATAGAGAGCTGTAGCGTCCCTACTCTCCTCTGATATTGCTAATTTTTCAGTAAAATCGTTTCATATTTGCCAGCCCCGGCGACTTTTTATCATGTTTTACACATACTTTTAACATTTTTTCTAGATATATCATAATCTTTCATCTTTTACAAACGAAATATTGTAGGCAACAGATAATATAGACGAATAACAACTAATAATAACAACTATGTTTAAAAAAGAAAATCTACCTGAAACAATTGGCTTAACAATCACATTCTTATTCATCATTCCATGTCTAACTTGTGTAACTGTCTCAATCATTCACTCATTATAACTACATGACACAATGACATGACAGTAAGTCACTGATAACTATGACAATATGTCTTCATGACAATATGACATAACTATGACATTATGACATTGCAGCCAGTACTTTCAACACATTACTAACAACTAAATAAATATACAACTTTTACAAACAAAATATTCTATCAAACAGATAATATAAATGTAACTAACAAATAATAATAATAACTAATAAAATAATAATACTATGTCTTCTAAATACTTAAACATTTCTTTCAACTTATATGGCAAACACTTCAATAAGTTAACTAAAGAACAAAAAGATAAAGTCATTGAAATCTATTATGACTTCTACTAAAATCTTTTTACAAACAAAATACTGTGCTAAACAGATAATATAATAAACTAATAAATAATAATAATAAATAAATAAATAAACTATGTCAAATTTAATTTCTAAAAGATTCGTAATCAGAAAATCTTTAATCGGTAAAAATCAAAACATTACTGTCAATTTCAAAAACGGTAAAACTTGTACTTATAATCATGATAAAGTATTCGAAATTATGAAAAGTAAACTAGAAACAATGCCATGTTTCATCAAGTATAAATCTTATACTTCTTCAAATAATGTACCAGTTTCAGTAAGAAATGTAGTCGAAGTACAGTAAACTACATTTCAAAACAAAATATCACACGGGTGACTGTCCGAACCTGTGGCCTTGGAGCAGGCTTAACTGGGCAGATTAAATACAAGTGATAAAGATATAATGGTTGATGTGAGTTCGATTCTCACCATATCTACAAACAAAATAATTTTTAATACAGATAATATAATAAAATGAAACGTATAAAATACATATCGCTCTTATCACTCTGGCTACAAAGTAACCATGAAATACTACCAGTTCTTCCACAAGAATTACTCGATGAAGTATATGTATACCAACGCTTTCAAACTAAACTAATATAACTATGCAATTTATACTAAATCTACCTAACGGTAAACAAATCGATATGTCAAGTGACGTACTAAAACAAATAAAAGGCGAGATATCTCGTAAAGATGTTCAAGACAGAATAGACTTTTATCAATCAACTAATAAATAATACTATGCAATTTCAAGATTATCCTGCAGAGCAAATAGCTGCAAAACTAGAACAAATAAATAAATTCGAAGCACAATTCGGTGAAAAACCTGTGAGTAAATCATGGCGTAAATGGTGTACTGACTACGAATATCGTAAGCGTGAGTGGCAGTTTCGTCAAGGTGTTGCAAACAGTATTCAACCTAATATTGACTACAGATGAAAAGAAATCACTCACACAATAGAATAATAAGAATAACTCGTGCTCAAATAGAATCAATAGAGCGACAGTATTGGACAAGATATAATAATGATTCATTAGAATCTATGTTATATTACAAACAAAATAACATTACTAACAGATAATATAATAAAAAACTATGCAAACAATTAAATTCTTACCAAACAATCACATTAAATTATCAAACAAAACCTACAAAGGCTATCACGTCGGCGAATTACCTCCTAAATTTGCTTTTATCTACGACGAAGATAGTGACAAAGACGGTATTAGCTCTTGGTTTAACTACAAAGGTTTAACATACATCGAAAAAACTATGTTACCATGGTAGTTACTAACATGAAAGAGCTGTGCGCCTATGCAAAAGCACAACGAAAACTTAGAGCAGACGGGCATAGACGTCTAACTCTTCACAACGGCACGTGTAGTGGACTCACTGATGCAGAGTACAATCGAGTACGATACAGGCAGAAATCTACATTCAGCAAAGCACGAAAGTTCACTCACAACCGTATGTGGCGAGAAACATCAAAGAAATTTACAACAGAACAATTAAAACAAATAAAAACCCTATGAGAAATTTAGAACAAGAAAATATGGACTGGAAACAAAGACGTATAGAGTTAGTAGATTTATTCGCTAAACGTATGCTTGTAGAATATAATATTAAAGAAATGACTACTGACAGACAAAAGAAAAATGGCACAAGACAATTTGTGTTACCTAACGGCGACCAACTTGCGTCGTATAAAACAGGCTATGTTAGAAGATGTAACTCAAGCGACAGAATATATCAACTAAACAAAGTATATAAGCGCGAAGAAAGATGGACAGTCGTACAAGACGGTGAGCTAAAAACTTTAAAAGCTACGTGTTATGCTAGAGAATTAATACATGACCCGCTTGCGAGACTAATGTACATCATAGACTTTTGCAAAAGAAATTATAATATGAGAAACTTAACAATGTATTAATATGAGTAAAATGTCAGAATTGGATTTGATTGCACAAGGTGTAGCAGACCACATGAAAGAATTATTATATGACACTGTAGAGTGGCAGATAGCTGAGCAACCTGTTGACGGCGATGATTATAACGCGTTACACAGTATGGTTATGAATAAAGCTATAGAATATCTTTACAAACAAAATAATATAACTAACAGATAATATAAATGTAACAAATAAAAATAAATAACTATGTATTGTAAATGCGGCACAGAAGTGCACCCTGTAAGATTAAAGTTAGGCTACAAAACTTGTATGCCTTGCTCAACGACTCAAACGTACTCGTATGTTCCTATCATCGAGCACAAAACAGGTAATACAATACAAATCGTCAGCCAAGAAGTTAGCGCCTCTGTACACAGAGCTTGGCGACGTAAATGATGGAAGAACCGTAATGGTCCATCAAAAATGCTAGACGAGTAGCTTAACTAGGTATGATTAAAGGCGAACGAAGATTAATTAGAAGCATCATTGCATCACCTTCTATTCGGCTCGATGATTACACATAAGTGAATAGCTAGCGGGAACTAGGTCAGGTTAGAGACGCAAGACAGGCTTCGCGACTCGGGCTACCGACGGGTATGAGGTTCGAATCCTCACTAGTTACAAATAGTACAGTATCACGGGTTGCAGAGTAATTTACTGCATGCACGGTGGAAGTCCGATTGTTGAAGCGGTGAGGGATCGTTATGAACTCGTGGAAACAGAGATAACTGTATTTATAAGCAGTAGTAAGTATAAGTCAGGGTACATACCGGTAAATGACGTGCATCTTATTACTGCTTTATGGGCGTGAAATGGTTAGACTACAAAATAGGTGGGCGAATGCTGTAAAGATACCGCGAGGAGCGGTACCTAAATTGTAGTAACGCAGGTTCGATTCCTGCCACGTCCACTAATTTTAAATATAAACTATGAA